CTAATCAGAGTCTGGCGTCACAGAGCGACCGACCCCGAAAATTGCCTGGACTTCCGTGGAGGTCTGGTCCAACAGCTTGCGTACCCACCCGTCATCCTTGAACCGATCTCCCCATGCAGGAACGCTCGATGATTCGCCGCCCTCGAACAATGGTGCCCAACGTCGTTTCATGATGATTTGATCGCTTTCTTCGCTTGGATTAGGCGTCGAAAAAATGGCGTCGGGGGAGCGAAGCCGATCAATGAGGTAGGCAACAAAATTGCGCATCTTATCGAAGTGCCCTCCGACCGTAATGATGTCGTCATGTGTCTCCGTTCCCCAGCCGCGCAGATTCGGAAGATCGCAACGAACGTTCCCGAAGCGGAGTACGTCTGCAAGCTTATCGAGCTCGTGAGCACCATATGGATCGCCAGACTGACTGAGGCGTTCGGCAGCGATACCAATCCTTGCCAGAGAACGTCCGACGGTCTGGTAGAGCCAGTTGACCTCTTCGTCCGTAACATTCACGAGGGATCGTTCGGCGACATCGGTCGCGACCACGAAAATGGCATCGACTGCCGCAATGTTCCGCGGGTCGCGCCACCAGGTTCGCCCCTGTCGGGGAAGCTCCGCCGACCACATCAAGCCTCGGACAACGAGACGTTTATCCGATTCTCCCCGCCAACCTGTTGGCTTTGACTTCGAGTCCGGCAACTCGCTTGACGCCATGAGTTTCATCGCGAGTTGCTCTACGTGATCTATGACGAGCGCCGCAACGCTGAGTCTGGCCGATTCGATGAATCCTTTGCGGCGCTCGTTCGCCTTCTCATCGTCTCTTCTCTCACGCCGTCGCTCGATTGCGTGGTTGACGCTGCTGACCGCGAAGCCGATACCAGCGGTTGTGAGGAGCCCAACGCCGAGGGCGTTGCGATTGCCGTCATTTAAGGAAGCTGTCACCACAAGCGCAAAGCCAATCAGACCAACAATTACGAGCAAAGCGAGCGCTGCAACAAGGCCGGGGCCCAGTGCTTTTATTTTATCGTGTATCTTCACGCGGTCCTCCTACCGTCCCAATGACCAGAAGGCGCGGACGTTCGCTTCGGAATGCTAGGTCGTGCGGCTGGGAAATCAAGTAGAGAATGCTTAGATCGGGTCTTCCCAAAGTGAGAAATGTTCCTGACCTGCCCCCGGTTTTAGTCCGGACTGCAGTTAGAGTCCGAGTGGAGCGGCCCCATCCAAACTGCAAAGCAACTTTCAGTGCCAGATGATCGCAAGAAGATCACACCAGTAAATGCCAATCTTCAGCACGATCAGAATGCCCGTCAGCACCACCGGATCTGGGGCAAGCTTACGCCCCCGATAATTGAACCGGCGTAGATTGGCACGTGGTTGCAGTGGCTCGATTAACGTCCGGAATTCATCGCCGATGATCTGCTTACTCGTCTCTTTGATCGGTTCTTCACGATGGCTCGGGCTAACAGCTAGTGAGAAAAGCTAATCGCAACTACGCCACTTTTTTAAACTACCTCCTATTTTGTGATTTGGACGCTGCTCCGCCTAGAGCATCGGCAGGTTTTGAATTATCTTGGCTCGTTGCAGCCATATGCTCTCTGATCAATTCAGTCTGAAAGCGTATGATCGAGTCGGGATCGGTGATTACGCAGGCGGTATTATTCTGAGCTTTATAGCCCACACCGCCCGCCACAGGTTTACTGCCGGCACGAGTTATGAAAATCCCTTCCCCTGTTGTAGACCAATTTGTCGACCCCTCAAGAGCAACCCGACCGTCGGCCACAAACCCCTTGGTATGGCTAATCTGATGGGTGAGCGACTCGCCAATCGCAAAGTGCGTATTGAGCGCCGCCGCATTCTGAATTAAGTCTTTGCTGAGAATGCCTTTCTCCTTCACGCCTTTGGCTTGCGATCGGTCAAGCGTCACTAGCATCGTGACTGACTGGTCTTCCGCCAACTGCATCAGGATGTCGTTGAGCTCCGGGTCGTCGTAGCCGAACATATTCAGATATAGCGACACACTCACACGCGAGAGGATATGCTTAAGGATGTCATGAACATCGTCCCTACCGACATAAAACAGATGAACGTCGTTGCTGGCGTTCGCTGAATAAGTGCCCTCAGACGTGTACTGCTGTAGGTCCAGAAGATTGAACGTTTGCAGGGTTTGCTTTGGATCATCAATAACGTTGGACGCACTAACCGTCGACTTACGTATCTTCTTGGTAGGCATTTTGCCACCCCTGAAAGACGAAAAAGTGAGCATGACCCACGTACAAACTTTGTCACGTAGCATAGGCAACGTCAAGTAAGCCACGCGCCAATGAATTTGATATTCGAGTTCAGCCATACCTACGAAAATTAGTAGGTCTGCGAATTGCTAGACGTACTACCCTCTATAGGGGGGTTTCCATCCTCAACATAGCGTTCTACACGCGCGGGATAGACAACGTCGAAAACTCCGCTCCGACGTGCCATGGATGCTGTCTTCCCTCTCCACTTGTAGAGTTGTCGCACATGAAACGCAACTTCTTCGGGGACAGCTATGAGCTCAACGATAACCCATGCCGGCTACGGCGTATGGAACAGGACGATTGACGTCACGCAACAGGTTCAAAGGCAATACGCCAGCGGCACGCGTGTTTTCCTCCCCAGCAATCAGTACGGCGATCCTTTCCCCGGTCAACGCAAATATCTGTACATCTTCTGGACTACTGATAGCGGTGAGAAGCAATCGGGCGTAACCGGAGAGCTGGATGATCGCGGCATCACAATCACATAAGCGCATGTCACGCGAATCGGTTCGTCTCCGCATGAATGAACCGATTCGCCGCCCCGCGCTGTTGCTGCCGTCAGCACACCATTGCCCGCGAATTGTTGCGATTGATCGCGAACATGAAGCCAGTTATGCCCGATCTTCAGCACGTCACTTACCTGCGTCTACGGCACGTTCAACGTTGCGAAAGCCGCTCGCGAAGATCCCAGATTGGTACGACGATGCCAATCGGTCGCCCCAAAAAGGGAAATTGGGAGGCCCACACCGGCCCTTTCAAAGACTGCACGACCTGCTCCAGCCGCGACGAGTTGCACAAATTCGGTTGGGCAGCTGTAGAGCGCATACGGCCACACCCATAAGAGCGAACATTCGATCGGCGTGTATCACGTCAAGGATCAGTAGGTGACGCTGCCTTGGGATGCCCGTTCGATCTATGACGAGTACAGCGATTCGCTCACCACTGCGAGACACCACACAACTGTCAAACCTGACAGGTGTCGCGACTGCACAACCGTAACAGTCGCCCGCCGGACGTGCTCGATGGTAAATTTCCACGCAAATTTCCACGAGAGGGGCCAGTGGTCAATCGCGCGATCATCTGCGTCGGTGACACGACGACACACGGCGGCAAGGTGCTCGAAGGCGCGCCGACGTTCACGCTCAACGGGCGCAATGTGGCCGGCGTCGGCCACAAGGTACTTTGCCCTCGCTGCAAAGGCGTTTTCCCGATCCTCCCCGATCTGCTCAGACGCCGCTACCCGCACACGATCGGCGACCGCGACACCGCCGTCGAAGGCATGCGCACGGCCTGCGGCGCAGAGCTGATCGCGTCGCAGGGCACTGGGACAATCGATGATGTCGGTGCAGGCGAACGCGGGGACGGCGGCTCGCCCGGCGGATCGGCCGCAGCAGCGGCGACCGCGGTCGCCCCATCCCCCACGCTCTGCCTCGAATGCCTGAAGGCGGCGGCAAAGAACGCCTCGACGATGGTCGCACGCTGATGACCATGACGCCGCCGACCATCGAAGCGCATTTCGAGATGCGCCGCCAGCAAATCACGCTGCCCGCGCGACTCTTCGCGGCGGTCGACGCGCTGCTCTTCGCCGAAGCGTCGGACGCCCCGCCGCTGCGTCGCGCGAACTATTCGATCGCGCTCTTCGACGGCACACCTGACGCGTCGCTCGCCGATCACGGCCCTTGGCTGATCGACCACGCGCTCGCGCCGGGGCCGATCCGGCGCGTGCTCGCCGAGCTGGCAGCCGGGCCAATTGGCACGTCGTGGCTGATCAGCGCGTATTCGTTCGAGCGGCTGGCCGCCGAACTGCGCGAGCACCTCGACGTGCGGCTGCCGGATGGCCGCACCGCGCTGTTCCGGTTCTACGACGCGCGCGTCATGCTCGACATCGCGCGCGTGATGAGCGACGCACAGCGCACGCAATTCTTCGTTGCGACATACGACTGGCTTGTCGAGATCGACGGGCGGCTGACCGGAGTGCATCCGCATGCTTGAATTGACCGCAGAACAGGTCGCCAGACTGGCGGAGATCGACGAGCGCGGCTTCGTCGAACGCGTCCGGCAGGATCTCGTGAAGGAGAATCCTGCGTTTGCCGACGACGGCGGCTTGTCGTCGCGACTATGGAACGCGTATCGCGCCGCGCGCGCGTTCGGTATTCAGCGGGACGAAAACGTCGTCGCGTTTCTGAGGCTCGAAGCGTACGCGCCGAGCTTCTATGAGAAGCCCGCGACGAAGGCGTGGCTCACGCGTCCCGGCCGCTCGGCCGACGCGCGTTTTCATGATTATCTACGCGTCATCAAATGGCGCATCGAACATCCGGACGGAGGGCTGGAACATGGCGGGATTGGTGGTGCCAATCGTGGAAGCGGCGGCGGTGGAACTTGGTCCGATCTTGGCGCGCGTTGGCGTCGCCTTGTTGGGCGGGGCGACGGTGGCCGGAACGGCGAGTCTGTCGGGTGACACGCCGAAGGAGGACAGCAAGGCGACGCCGGACGTACGGGCATTGCCGCGCACCGGCGAGAAGTGCAAGCAATGTCCGCCGGAGCAGACTGGCCTCCCCGTGCGGAGGTATTACCGCATGAACCGCGAGCCTCGAGAATATCAAGGGCGCGTCACCGGCCGCCCGTATAGTATCGAAGAGGGATGGAGCGAAGAATGGAGTTGGCTCGGCTTGGACTATGATGGGTTTCAAGCGAGTGAATGTCTACTCCAAGAGGCAAAGGGCAACTTCGATCAGTTCTTCAGTCGCAAAACACGACGACCGATGAAGTGGTTTTCGGGGTTCCGAAAAATAGATCTACAGATCGAGGCTCGCGCCAATATCGTACGCGCCAACCCTCCAACGAAGCTCAGGTACTACTTCCAAACACCACTGACGGCGTCGTATTTCCGCGAGCGCCTCGCCCGCAACGGCATTGCCTACGTCGTGACAGGTTAAACATGAAATTCTTCTCTCGCTTCATCGATAAATCGCGCGATGCGTCCAACGTCGCTGAGTACTTTGACGATCTGGGGAAGCTCGCCGAGGTGATCCACGAACACGCTCCCAAGTTCGATCATTGGTACCTGACCGGTGAGACGAAAGAGGATGCATTGCTTTACAGCGCATTCGAACACTGGAAGCCGACGACGGCAGCGCTCGCGGTGGTGCGCACCGAGCGCGGCAGAAATGACTACGCCTCCATTTCGCTATGGGACGGCGGCAACGATGAAGAGGAATCCGCATCCCTGAGCTGCGTGATTACACCGAAGGACAATGCGAAGGAAATCGAAGCCGACTTCGTCAACGATCAGTTGTTCGCTATGGATTCGGCGCTTGCGATCGCCTCGACTCTGATTCAGCTCACGTCGCCATCGTATTTGACCGTTCAGCCGTATGGCTACTTCGAGAAACAGGTGTTCGACGACAAGCCCGGCGTCGGCTGGATGCTCTACTTGCCGAAGGTCATTACGCAACAGCAGGTTCCCGAGGCACGAGCGCTGATTCCCGTACCCGCCAAAGGCAAACAGACAGGCACGATCATCGTCAGCGTCACGGACGCCCCGTTCTCGGTCGACAACCCCGAGCACATCGCGATCGCGAATCGAATCGAGATCCGGCTCGTCGATCAAGACCTGCTCCCCGCCTACGCCGAAATCTGAGCAAGCCGGCGCGATCACCGCGCCTGCTGCATTCGTCAAAACAACCCGGCAGGATCGGCTGAATCGTCCCAGCTAAAAATAATCAGCTCGCGACGCTCGACGCCCTTCCCTCCGCCTACCGTATACTGAATCGGCACGCTCTCGATGTGGAAGCCGGCGAACACGCGCCGGATCTCCGGATGGTCGTTGAGGCTGACGATCGCGCGCCCCTTGATCGACCGCAGCCGCTCGGCCATCTTCTCGTACTCCGTGAAAGGGAATGCGACGCCGTACCCTTCAGTCTCGAAGTACGGCGGATCGAGGTAGAACAGCGTGTGCGGCCGATCGTAACGATCGATGCAGGTCGCCCAATCGAGCCGCTCGATGTACGCATTCGCGAGGCGAATGTGCGCCGCCGATAGCTCTTCCTCGATGCGCAGCAGGTTCAGGCCCGGCACCGTAGTCGTCGCCGTTCCGAACGTCTGCCCTTCGAGCTTCCCGCCAAAGCAACTTTTCTGAAGGTAGTAGAACCGCGCCGCACGCTGGATATCGGTGAGGGTTTCCGGGACCGTGTGCTTCAGCCACTCGAACACCTGCCGGCTCGTCAGCGCCCATTTGAACTGACGCACGAACTCTTCGAGATGGTGCTGAACGACGCGATACAGGTTCACCAGTTCGCCGTTGATATCGTTGATCACCTCGACCTTGGCCGGCGGTCGCATGAAGTAAAGCGCGGCCCCGCCCGCAAACACTTCGACGTAACAGTCGTGCTTCGGAAAGCGCGGGATGATGTGATCCGCGAGTCGACGCTTGCCGCCGATCCAAGGGATGATGGGATTTGCCATTGTGAAAGCCGTTTTTAAACTTGGTGTAGAATCCGGCCCGCCTACCGGTAGGTAGCAGGGCCTTGGCCAATTCACTGGGGCATTCAGTGGAAAGGCGGCCGGCATGCGTGTTGCCGCACGCATGCCGGTCGCCCTGTTTCTCGTTACCTCCGCTCGCAGCCCGGCGTCTCGGGCCGCACCGCGCACACGTAGCCCTGTAGGGCCGTCAGTTTGTCGATCTCGCGCTGATCGTCGTCGGCGACGCCGAAAACGCGTTCCGCAACCGCTGCGTCGACGTCTGCATAGGCGGCGGCACCATCGCCCACGCCGGCGGCGCTGGAAGCGCCGGGCACGCCGTCGCCACCGGCTGCCGTGCAGTTTCGGACAGCGACGCGCAGCCGCTCAGTGCCAGCGGCAAGAGCAGCCCGCAGGCTGCGACTCTCTGCTTCATGCTCGTTCCTCTCCTTCGTGGTTCGTTGGTCGACGGCGGCCACCGCCGACGCGGCGACATCGTGCGCGGCGATCGCCCGCTGCTCGGCGTCGAGCGCGGCGCGCGAGATCGCGTCCAACGCTTCGGCGTGCCGTCGCGCGTCGCGCGCTCGCGCGACTTGCTCGTCGGCAAGCCGACGTGCGCCGATCAGGTACTCAACGCTGACGCCGGCCGCGATGCCGAGCAGCATGGCCAACAGATACGGAGCCGCTTTCGTCATCACAGCCCCCGCTCGCAGATCGCGCGCTCTTCCGCGCGCCGCTTCACCAAACCGGGCAACACGCGCCCCTGCGCCGTCACCCATTGCGGGCGGCCGTCGTCGGCCTCGTTGATCGCGCGGCACGCGCCGCGCAGATCACCCGCGTTGAAACGCTTCGCCGTCGTGCTGGCGCAGTAGGCGTTCGCGCCGACGTTGTATGCAAAGCTGACGGCCGCCGCGAGCTGATACGGACGATCTTTCAGCCCCGGCGTGCAACGCAGCACAGGTTCGGCGTGCGCAATCAGTTGCGTTTCGAGTGACGCGCGACACTCGGCCTCGCTGTACGCCCTGCCGACGACGACATCGCGCGTGTCGCCCATGCACCTCGTCGGGATGCCGACCGGATCGAGGTAGCCCACCAGCTTGACGCCCTCGAACTTCGGCACGACCACGGCCAGCACACCGGCCGCGACCGCGCCGACGACGCCGGCGAGCGTCTTCTTCGGCACCTTAACCATGCTTGCCACCTCGACGGCCCTTGTTCTTGATCAGGTAGTAGCACTGAAGGCAGATGTAGCCGCCCGTCAGAATCGACACGAGCAGCGACGCCCACCAGTTCGCATCGTGTCCGGACGCCCACAGCCACAGCGACGACGCAACCGGCGGGGCGCTCTTCGCGGCGCTCGCCGCAATTTCGCTTTTCACAGTGATTGACTCCATAAAAAGAAAGAGCCGCTCCGGTTGCCCGTGAGCGGCTCTGCTGCATGCCCGGCGTCCGCGTTACGGCTGCGGCGCGGGAATGACAAGATTGATCTTCTTCGCCTGCTTCTTGCCGTGTCCGGCTTTCGCCTTGCCCTTGTTGCCGGCGTTGAGCACGACCTCCGTCTCCCAACTGCGGCCGGCGTATTCGTGCGTCACCGACTCGACGAGGAAATCGCCGTCCGCATCGCGCTTGAAGCCCTTCAGCGTCACCGTCTTCTCCGCCGACACGTCGGCGCGGCCGAGCATCCGCAAGCGGCTCGTGGCCGTGTGCCGGTTGAGCTTCGCCAGCCGCGCGGACGCCGCGGCCTTCGCCGCCTGCGGGCTCGCGAACGCGTGCCGCTCGGTATGCACGGCCGCCGCACCGGGCGGCGCATCCGGATTCGGGATCACGAGATCGATCTTCTTGCCCGACTTCGCGTCATGCACCTTCGTGCGCACCGCCGCGAAGCTCGCGCGATCCGGAAACGAGATCTCGTAGTCGATCAGTTGCTCCGGCGTGAGCAAGAGCGCCGGCAACACCTTGCCGCTCGCGCTCTTGCCGCCGCCGATCGGCGTGACGATCAGCTTGCCGGCCTTCACGGTCGCCGTCGCTCCGTACTGCCGCGCGATCCGCGTGACGAAGTGCAGATCGCTTTCGCCGAACTGGTCCGCGCGCGGCACGACGACGTCGATCGAGCACGCGGCCGCCCACTTGTTGCGCCGCGCGATGTCGCCGACGACGTCGGCAAGCTTCGCATTCGACCAACTGCCGTAGCGGTGCGTCTTCGACGTCGCCCGCAGGTTCGCCGGCCGCCCCCGGATCGCCACCGTCGCCGGCGGCCCGCGCAACACGATCTCGTCGATCGCGTACTCGCCGAGCAACGACAGCCCTTGCCCCGCCCAGCCGAGCGAGATCTTCAGCGTCGCGCCCTTCGGCGGAAAGCGGATCACGCCGTCACGGTCGTCGAGCTCGATTTCGCACTCGTCCGCCTCGAGGCCGGGCTTGTCCGTCGTTCGGATCCGCAGCACGCGATCCTGAATCGTGCGCGTGATGTCCGCGCCGTTCGCGATGATCTGGAATATCGCCTGCATCGCCCGCCCTCACGACCAGAGCTGTATCGGCTCGTCGCGCGGCGCATCGAGATCCGGCAACGTGATCAACACGCCCGAGCGGAACGGCTGCGGCTCGCGCGCGAGGCCCGGATTCGCCTCGTAGACGGCTTCGACGATGCCGCTCAGCGTGCCGTAGGCGGCATAACAGAGCGTGTCGAGCACGTCGCCGTCAGAGGTTCTTAAAGTCCTCGCCATAGCGGCCAAACTCCAGACTGAAGGTTTGCTTGCGCGGCGCTCCGTCCGACATGAGCGCCTCCTGTTCTTCCTCGACACTTTGCAGATACCAGCGCCCGAGCACGTCGCCCGTACCGGCCGTGAGCTGCACCGGCTTCATTCGCCCGCCGATCGCGCGCAATGCCTCCAACTGGCGCGCGCCCGCCCCGAGCGCCGCGAACACGACGCCGGACAGCACAATCGTTTCGCCGCCCTGGCTCACCGCCTGCAACGCCTCCGGCCGGTTCAAGCGCTCTTGCGACGCGACCTTGTAGCGCGTCGTGCGCCGCAGCTTGTCGAACGCGGCCGTCGACAGCCCGAAGTTGAAGCGCCGCCCTTCCTCGGTCGTCAGCGTCAGCAGATGAGGGGTAGCCGACGAAGCGTCGCCGCCCAATGCATCGAACACCGCGCCGAGCCCGGTCGCCTGCAACACCGATTTGACGGCCTTCGCCGTGTCGGTGCCGACGACGGCGGCGAACTGCGTCTCGACGCCCTTCAGCGCCGTCGTCACGGTCTGCGCCGCCGCGTGGATCTGCGAATGGTTCGACGCGTTCGCGATCCGCAGCACGCTGCCGACCGCGCCCGCCGTCGCGCGAAACCCGCGCGTCACCTCGCCGACCTTCGGGCTCAGATCGGTCGCGACCGACAGCGCACTGCTCGCGCCGTTCAGCAGCTCGGCGGCTGACGTCAGGTTCCCCGTCGCGAGCTTCGTCAACGTGTCGACCGTGTTCTGGCTCGCCGCGCGGTTGCGCTCGTAGACACGGCTCACGTGCTGCACGCGCTCGGCCGCGATGCTGGCCTGCGTCGCCGCCTGCGTGATGCTCTTCACGAAATCCATCGGCGCTCCTACAGGTGCGGCGCATCGAACAGCGCCGACCGGTTGTTGTTGTTCATCGATTGGGTCATCGCCCGTTGGATCTGCGGATTGATACGTGCGAGCAGCCGGTCGGCCATCTCCTGATCCGAGCCGCCCTCCAGCTTGATGTTGAAGACCGGCGCAAAGCTGTTTTGCTGCTCGACCTTGAACGCGCGCCGCTCGGCAACGCCGGGCTCGACGAGCGCCTTCGCGTTCGCGACCGCGCGCGCGGCTTCCGGCGTGTCGCCGCGATGCTGGAACGCCCATCGCGTGAGCGCCCCGAGCAGCTTCTGACCGGCGAAGGTGCCGATCGCCCCGCCCGCGACGCCGCCGATCGCGGCCCCGATCGGCCCGCCGAACGCGCCGATCGATGCGCCGAGCTTCGCGCCGACGACGCCGCCCGCGAGACTGCCGCCGATGCCCGCGAAGTTCTCGGCCTTCCGCGCGCGCGGATCGTCGCCGGCCGCGACCGCGTACGCGTCCTTCGCCGCGAGCCCGACCTTCAGCACCGTCCCGGCGAGCGCGATCTTCCCCGCGTACGGCAATACGCGGCCGGCAATCCCGCCCAGCGCCCGGCCGAGCCGCCCAAAGCGCCCGGCCCGGCCTGCCTTGCCGCTCGCCGCACCTGCCGCGCCCTCGATCAGATCGCCGACGGAGCCGCCGCCGATGCCGCCGCCCGGCAGGTTGACGACGAAGACGCGCTGCACGCCGCTGGCTGCTGCGCCGAGCGCATCGAGCGCCTGAGCGCCGCGCCCCGGCTTCGCTCCCTTGCCGCCCTTCCCGGAACGCCCGTCGCCCCTCGACAACCAACCGCCGCGCGCGACATCGAGCACGCCGCGACCGATCGACCACGCCGCACGCGCGCCGCGATACGCGATCGCCGCGCCCGCGATGCCGATGACAGCCGCCGCCGCGCGCGGCGACGCATCGACGATGTCGCGCACCTTGCCGCCCGCTTTCTTCGCCTGCTCGCCCGCCAGATCCGTCACCGGCCTCAACGCGTCGCCGATGCTGCGCATCGCGTCGTCCCACTGATCGACGACCTCTTTCCAGATCTGCTTGGACGTCTCGCGGCGGTCCCGGAGATCCTTCTCGATCTCGCCGCTCGCTGATGCGGCGTTGCGCTTCAGATTCGAGTAGAGGTCGGCGTTCTGCAAGTACGCCGTGAGCGCCGCCTTCACCTGCATGTCGTTGAACAGATCGCCCGTCTTCATCGTCTCTTCGAACGCACGAATCTGTTTCTGACGCTTGGCCGGATCCAGCTCGGCGTTGATCGACTTCGCCGCCTCGGCCAACTGCTTCGCCTTCGCCGGATCGACCCGCTCGATGTACGCACGCGCGAGCACGAACGACGCTTCGAGCGTCGACCAGCCCTTGCCGACCGCTTCCTTCATCTTGGTTTCGTAATCGACACCGGCTTTCTTGTAGTTGCGTTCCGTCTCGCCCGAGCCGATCTTCGAGAACCAGTTCTTCAGGTTGTTTGCGGCTTCGTCGGCGTTGCCCGCCGTCTTCATCTGAACCTGAAGCATCGCGCCCAGCTGCGTCACCGAATCCTGCCCCGTGATGCCGATCTTCTTCATTTCGGCGAGCAGCACCGGGAACCAGCGGGCCATGTCGACCGACTCGAACGACCCCTCCTTGCCGAGATACGCGATCGCCTCCAGCGCCTTGAGCATCGCGGCCGGATCCTTGATGTCCGCGTTCTGCTCCAGCGCCTGAATCATCTTCGCCGTCTCGACGCTCGTCGCGCCTTGGCCGATCGAGAACTTCGCCACCGCAGGCGCGAAGCCAAGCGCCCGGTCAACGTCCATGCCGGCCGCCACCATCTGGTTGACGGCTTCGGCCAGCTCGTTGCGATTCATCCCGTTCGCCGTCGCATCGCGCCGGATCCGGTCGGACATCGCGCGCTCTTCGCCCGTGCGCGCAATGCCCGCCTTGATCGCGATGTCGCGGATGATCGCCTGATACTGCGCCGACACCATCGTCGGCACTGCGATCGCGGCGGTCAGCTTCATCGAGTCGCCGATCGCGCCACGCATCGCCTCCCGGCCGCCGCTCAGGCGCTCGTGCCCCATCGCGCGCAGTTCGAGCCCCCGCGCGGTGCGGCCGAGCCGCGCATACGCGCGATCGAGCCGGTCGACCTCGATGCCGGCGTCGCGCAACGTCCGCAGATTCGAATCCAGCTTGCGCCGGATCGTCTCGGCCGCGCTGTCGCCCGCGCGATGCAGGCGGCGGAACTCATCCTGTAACTTGATCGTCTCGCCGATCTGACGCTGCCACATGCCCTTCTCGGCGGCCGTCTTGCGCAGCCCGACGATCTTCGATTGCGTGTCGGAGATCGCCTTGCCGAACGTCGCGGATACCGCCCCACCGATCACGATCCCCAACGCGATTTCGCGTGCCATCTCCGCTCCCTGTCACATCAGTCCGTCAACCACCACACCAGATCCTCAAGCGTCAGATCGTCGACCGCCTGAGGGCTCACCGCGCACTCACGCAGCAGGCGCTTCGCCATCGCCTTGACGGTCTTTTCGTGCAATCGGGCCAGAGGTTCGAAAGGAGTCGTACGCGCGCTGCATCGCCACGTAGTCGGCCATGTCCATCTGCTCCAGCTCGTCGGGCGCAACGTCGGCGAGCATCGCGAACAGCGTGATCTCGCGCAGTTCGTCGTCGTCCTGCGCGCGCTTGCTCGCGCCGCGCACGTCGCGCACCTTCGGGCGGCGCATCGTCAGCGTGTCGCGCAGCACGCCGTCGAGCGTGATCGGGTATTCGAGCTTGATCGTGATCGTGTCCATCGGGTTTCCTCGAAATATAGAAAAGGGCGCACAACGCGCCCCTTGGGTTCAAAGTTGCTTTGCCGCGCGTCACATGCCGAGATCGCGGCGCACCTGCGCGAGCTGGTCGACGCCGTCGATCACGCGCACGAAGCCGAAGACGTCGATCTCATGCATGACCGAACCCGCGATCTCCAGCTTGTAGTAGTTCAGCGACGCGGCGTATTTGATTTCAGCCTTCTCGCCCGGCTTCCACGAGCCGGAATCGACCTCGGTCAGCATGCCGCGCATATGAACGGCAACGGCTTTCGAGCCGCCCTTGATGTCGCGGAACGACCCGCGAAACGTCGCGTTGAACGCGGTGCCGTCCGCGATGCCGAAGAACTTCAGCACGTCGCGCTCCAGCGTCGACATCGCGAACGACGCTTCGAGCGCCTCCATGCCTTGGTCGGTCTTCACCGCCGCGTCCATGCCGCCCGCGCGAAAATCGTCCGTCTTGATCTTCAGCTTCGGCGGCGTCACCTCGGTCGTGCGGCCGACGAAGCCGCGACCGTCGACGTACATCGCGAGATTGAAAAGCGTTTCCGGAACCATGGTTCACCTCCTACGATTGGGTATCGAGCACTTCCGTGAGCCACTGATTCGTGACCTCGAAGCGGAAGATCGGGTTTTCTGCTGGCGGAACGTCAGTGAACCGGATGTTCCAGTACACCTTGCCCTGTTCGAGCTGGCTCGCGCTGTTCAGGCGCGGATCCGCGTAGACCTCGAAATTGATGATCGCGCCCTGTGCGCGCAGGTCGCGCATGAACGCCTGCAGCCCTTCCGTGACGTCCTTCACGTAGGTCGCCGTGATGCCGCGGTCGACCGCCCACTTGTGGCCGGCCTGCACCGCGTCCATGACGATGTCGAGCGTGCGCACGCGCGTGACGAACGACCATTTCGGATCGGCCGACAGTGTGCGGTTGCCCCACAGCCTGAAACCACCGTCGCGAATGATCGTCGTGACGAACGCGTTGTTCAGCAGGTTCGCGCGGCACGTCTCGTCGCCGTCGAGGAACTCGATCGGCCGGCTCGTGCCCGTGATCCCGACGATTTCCTTGTTCGACGGCGACGCCCAGAAGCCGATCGCGGCGTCCGTCTGGCAGAACATGCCGGCCGCGTACGCGGACGCCGGCGCATCGGCGTCGACGTTCGCGCCCGTGTCCCAGTAGCGCACGCCCGGATCGACCAGATACAGCCGTTTGCTGCCGAAGTTCTTTGCGTAGGCGATCGCGGCCTCGTCGTCAGTGTTCGGCCCGTCGACGATCGCGACCGCGCGCAACTTGTTCGCGAGCGCGTCGGCCGCCGTCGCCACCGCCTGCTTCGACGTATGGCCCGGCGCGATCAACAGGCGCGGTTGCAGGTTGAACAGCGATTTCCCATCGAGCAGCGCTTGCAGGCCAGTCCGTCTGCCGGCCGCCGAAACGCCGCCGATCACGTCGGTCGCGAGCTGCGCGGCGTCGCCCTTCTTCTCGACGCCGACCGCGACGATCGCCGCCTTGCTCTGCGCGAAGATCGCGCGCGCGGCTCGCGCGACGGCGCTGTGCTCGCCGAACGCCTGCGCCGCGTCGTGTTCGCTCGTGAGCCGCACCGGAACGTCCGGTTGCACGAGATCCGCGCCCGGCGCGTACGTATCGACGAGGCCGACCACCGACGACGACGGCACGGCGATCGTGCGCGGGCCGACGTCGACGATCGTCGTCGTGACGCCGTGATAAAACGAGGTAGCACCCATTCAGGTCTCCAGAAAAGAAAAAAGCCGCTTGGGCAAGCGACTTCGATTGCGAGTGAGTAGCGATGCCTATCGTCGCGTCGACGCGTTACGCTCGCCGGCAATCTCGGGTTGCTCGGGCCACGTCGGCTCGTGCCGGGTCAGGTCGATCCCCTTAACCGCACGCGTGTACGCGATCCATGCACGGGCCTGCTGCGCCTCACTGTCGGTTGCGTCTCCCAGCATGATCGCGGTCTGTAACGGCGTCAGGGCGACGCTCGCGCGCTCCAGCAGCCGATCACGCATCGCCGTATTGCTCACGATGATCTGTTCGATGGTCGGCGGCGGCGGATCCAGCAGCACCGGCACGCCGCTATCGTCCAGCGCCATGCGCTTGCCCCGCGACTCGCCGTCGAGCAGCATCTTCCATTGCTCGTCCGTGATCTCGGTGCACGTCACGCCCGCCGGCGCGGGGCTGTCCACGCTGTCGTAAAACGCCGTGATGAAATTCTTCGAATCATGTGCCGCGAATTTCTGAGCCACTGTCCCACTCCTGAGTCAAAATCCAATCGCGAAATAATTGCCGCCTACGCCGCCCGACATGCCAGCGTTGTTCTGGCAACTCAAGGTCGCGCCGGTCCTGAATGCGGCGTAGGTCTGCACCGTGAAATTGCCGATCGAGCCGCCGCCGATCGTGGGCGACAGCCCCAGACACGCATTCGGGAAGGCAATCGGGAACGTCACTGTGGCGTTGGGATTACCCGTGCCTGACGACATGAAGCTGCCCCACTGCAAAATCAGCCCGTTCGGGAATTTCGAGAATCCCGGTATCGCCAGCGTCGCGGCGAACAGGTTGTCCCCCTTGAGGGCAGACGAACCCATGAGAATCTGCCACACGCCCCCGTTTCGGACGACCAGCGCGGGGGCCGGCGACGTCGGGGTCGGCCCCGTGACATACGACGCTCCCACCGCGCTGCCGCTCGCGTTGTAAATCACGTCGCTGCCTTGCGTCACGATCGTGCCCGCCGCAGCAATAAAGAACGCCGCGCCCTCGGGAACGGTCGAGACCAACGGAAGCGTGACGGTCGGCGACTTGGTGCTATAGACGACCATCCCCGCCTGTCCGGCTTTCAGCGTGATCGCGCCTTCCGCATCGACCGCTCCCGAGAAACTGCCGAGCGCACGCTGCACGAATGCGGTCGTCGCGAGGCGGGCCGAGTTGTCGAACTGCGACGCGGTCGACCAGTTCGGACCGGCCATGACCGACGAGAACGGCAACTGCGCGCTACCGCCGGCTGCGATCCACTGTCCTGGCGGGACAGCGACGAGGAGCAAACTATCCCCGAGCGTCAACGTCGCGCTCGGATTCCCTCCGTTCAGGAGAATCGAATCGTTGCCGTCGCGAACGATCGTCAAAGGGGCGTCGCTGCTGTTGTTGAACAGGAACGTGCCCCCAAGCGGCATGGTCGACACGGCCGGCAAGGCGAACGTCGCCGCAGCGCCTCCCCAGAAATTGATGCAGCTTCCCGCTTGCGATGCCGTGAGCTTCTGCGACGAAATGTATGACGCGAAATTCACATTCCCGAGCGCGCGCCTGACGAACTCGGTGGTCGCCATTCTCGTACTGCTGTCGAGCGGAGCTGGCGTGGTCCCTTTCGGTGCGCCAGTGAACGTCGGGGAATCCAGCGGCGCCTTCTGAGACAATGCGTTCGTCATCGTCGTCGCGAAGTTCGGATCATTCCCGAGCGCTTTCGCAAGCTCGTTCAACGTGTCGAGCGTCGACGGAGACTGGCCGACCAGATCCGCCAACCGCTGCGAAAGATCGGTTTTCGTCGCGTATTGAGGATGCGGATCGACGGCGGACGCATGCGACTCCTGCTGTTGCTTGAGGTACTTCGTGCGATTGGCCAGTTGCTTCGCTTGCAGGTTGTCGATCCCATCCGGGCCACCTATCACCGGATCCGACGTCTCCAATTGATATACGCCGTCTTCCCATTGGGCTTGTTCTTTCAGGTTTGCCATGCTGCTACCACTCCCCGAGAATATTGGCCGTTGCGGACGGCCGTGCCGTTATGGCGGATCGCAATCGCCGAATAGTCGAGCTTCACCAGTTGACTGCGCGCGGGCGCGTAGCGCTCGATCGCGCGCATCAGCGCCTGCCCTTGACCGCGCGTGATCGGCTGCTTCAGCGTCACGATGTACTCGGCCCACGCGCTTGCGCGGCCATGAACGTAGTTGCCGTCCCGCCGCGCTGTGCCGTCGCGACGCTTCGCGATCCGTCCTTCCTGAATCTCGATTTCGCCGAAGCCGAGCCGCCGAACGATTTCGCGGACGGCCCACGGCGTGCCCTTCCTGCGATGCAACGCCAACGAGCCTTTGATCAGCGCACGCCGCGCGTCGTCCGACTCGGCCAACTCCCACCCGTCGACGGCGACCGACCATGCGAGCCACGGCAGGAATGCGGCCGGACATCGATCGACGTCCATCAGCGTGCGCAGGATCTCCGGATCGACGCTCGGCCGCAGCACGCGAGCGAGCGCGGCTTCGAGCGGCGTCTGATTCGACGGCAATAGACGTTCACTCATCGAGCACCTTCAGATTCAGGACGACGGACGTGCAATCGGCGAACTCCTGCCCGTTGCACGTGACGTCACCCAGCGGAGCTTTCAGATCGACGCGCGCGACGCTGCTGCCGCGCGGATGAAGCGCGCCCGCGATCGCCGATCGCGCCATCCCGAGCTTGAGCCGGCGTGCCGCGTCGATCGCGGCGTCGAGATCGCGCCGTCGCTCGGCCAGCACGACGGCGGGGTCCGGGCCGCGTCCCACGTAGACGTCCGCCTCGATCACGTATGCAACCGGCCGGGCCGGCACGACAAGCACCGTGTCGGTCAACGGCCGCACGTCTTCGGCGGACAACGCCGCGCGCACCTTCGCGAGCAGCGCGTCATTCGCGATACCCCCATTCGACTGCGACATGATCGTCACGCGAACCGTGCCCGGCTCCGGACGATCGACTTGCACGTCGAGCACCTCGGGCGACACGTCGAGCGCGTGCTTGCGATAGGCGTCGATCGGCCCCGCGTCGGTCGACGTCTCGATCGCCAGTTGCGTGCGCAATCGGAATCGCTCGTCTCGCTCGTAGATCGGCGAGCGCGGCGGCGTCGCATCCGGATCGCCGGGATCGACGAGCGCCTTCTCGACGCCCATCAGTGCGGCAACGTGTTCGAGATCCGCGCCGGTCGCGTACGCGAGCATGGTCGCCCGCGCGGCATCGTTGAGGCGTGCGCGCGATCGGATCTCGTCGTATGCGGCCAGCTCGATCAGCTTGACGACCGGATCGGATTCGAGCGCGGCGCTCCAGTCCGGATAGATGCGCTTGAAGTACGCGAGCTTCATCTGATACGCCGCTTCGAAGTCAAGCGTCTCGACCAGATCGGGCGGATCGAGCAGCGACAGATCGATCATCGTCATACCGTCACCTCGAAGATCTCCGCCTTGCCGTCGACATGGCCACGAATCTCGAACGTCACGCGCCCGTCGACGACCGCAAGCGCGGCGACACGATCGAGCTTGATACGCGGCTCCCATCGCCCGATCGCGCGCGCGGCTTCCGCCTGCGCCGACGAGATCCAGCCGCGCGTGATCGGCAGGTCGACCATCGCCGGGATGTCCGAGCCGTACTCGGGCCGCTCGCGGCGCGTGCCCCGGCGCGTGCCGAGGATGTCGCCGATGCTTTGCTTCAGGTGCGCGAGACCGCGCAGCGGTGCGCCGGTCCATCGATCCATGCCGACCATCTCATCGATGTCGCTCATGCGTGGCCCTCAAGCCGTTTGAAGTCCGGATGCGCGTCGAGATACTCGATATGCGACGCGACGCTCGCGAGCACCTCGCCCTTGATGACGCGCAGCACCGAACCGTCCGGGAACACGACGACGCGTGTCCGAAAGCGCGTATCGACGAACGTGGCGCGCGGCTGGACGAGCGGCGCACTCGTGTGCGATGGTTCTTTTGCCATGTGCTGACTCCAAAAATGCGAAACCCCGCGATTGCGGGGCAAAGTGACTTGGAATACCGACCGGCTACAGCGGCGGCGACACGGGCGCTCCGTCGCCCTGCTCCCTGTGGCTGTGGCCGAGGAACGACTTGCCGCCGATCTCGACATCGCCCGTGTAGCGAGCACCGCCGTCGACTTCCACCGCCGGCCCGCCGTCCGCGCCTGCCCGGCCCTGCATGCCGCCGTTGAACGTCAGGCGCTGCCCGGTCGTCGTGTTGCCCGTGAACGTCGAATCCGGAACGTCGCCGAGTAGTTTCTCGGTGCGCAACGTCACGCCGTCCGCGCGTAGCTCCAGTTCCGTCTCGCCGATGCGGAAAACGATCCGCCCGCCTGCGGGCACATCGACCCGGTACTCGTGCGACGCGTGGTCGTAGACCTGCGACGCCCCATCCGGAAAATCAAACGCCGTTTCGTTCGGGCTGCGCCGTGCTGCCCCGCCGTGCTGCTCGGCGTAGTAGCCCGGCACCGCGTACGCGCTCGACAGCTCGCCCGACGCGGACAGGACGGATGCCTGCTCGCCTTCGGACGGCGGCCGCCAGAAGCGCACCGCGCCCGCCGCGACCGTGAACCACGGCAACCAGTCACTGACCCAATCGCCGACCCGCACGCGGCATCGCGGCGGGTCGTACGACACCGCGTCGACCGTGCCTTGCTGCACGAGACACGCGAGCCGCCGGTCGATCTCGCCGATTTCATACTCGAGCATCGTCACTCCGGATAGTCGGCCGGCGCGTCCTGCGCCGGATCCCAATAGCTGCTTTCGTTGCCCGGCCCCGTCGACGGATCGACGCCCCATACGAGCGTGCTGCCGTCCGGGATCGCTTCCGGCTCGCCGCCGATGCCGAATTCGTGCGTCCATTCGACAAGCCACACGAGGTACGTGTCGAGCTGCGGGCGGAACGGGTCTTCGCCAACCTGAACCACCCTGCCGGGCGCGATCGGCAGGCCCCACGTCTGCATGTGAACCGCGAGCGCGAGACGCGCGGCGATTTCGCGCACGTGCAGCTCGTGTTCCGCGCCGTATGGATCGACGATGATGCGCGCCTGCATGCGCGCGATCAGCGAAATGCAGCCGGTCCCGTCGTCGTGTCCGGGTTCCATTTCGGACAGCTCGACGGCGATCAGCGGCGTCCGGATCTGCGCACCGATCTTCGGATACGCTTCGATCCGCTCGAAGGTCGGCAGCGCTTCTCGCAGGCCCTTCACGATCGCGTCGTGCAGCAATTTGAGGTTATCGAGCACGTCCCATTACCTTTTGTAGTTCGTAGTTCACTTCCTGCCTCAGGATCGTCAAGAGCCGTTCCTCGCAAGCCTTCGCCGCGCGGCGAAACGCCGGCTCGCCCGTCTCGTGCCAATTGACCGTCACGACGCGGTACGGCAGCCGTGCCCTCCCGACGCGCTCGAAGATCGGCCCGTCCGGTTGCCGTTTCGACTGCCGCCATGCGCCCTCGAACGACGTGCGGCCGGCGCGCATGCCTTTGCGCGTCTTCGCCACCGAGCCGAGGCGGTGCGCCTCGATCGGGTTCAGGCCGAGCCACACCTTGCCGGTATCGGCCGACCGCAGGAAGAAATACAGCCGGCGGCGGATCGTCTTCTGCGGAATGCGCGTCGCCGCGCTGACTTCCTTCGCCGTCTGGCTCTTGATCCATGCGGCCGTCTTGCGCAGCGTGCGCCGCCATGCGGCCTGCATCGCGGACGGCGACAGGCCCTGCAAGACGGCCGTGACCGCGCCGACGTCGATTTCGACTTTCAGTCGGTTCATGTCATTGCAGTGTCAGGATCGTCCAGCCCGTGCCGTCCGGCTGCGCCTCGATGACGCGATAGCGCCCGCTGCGCGCAGTCACGACGCTGCCCGGCTGGATGCCGGCGGCGTCCGCGTCGATCACGTGCAACATCGGCGCGACGAGGTTCGTGCGTTGCGAGCCGAGATCGGGACCGAGCCACGGCGCGTTGAACATGCCGCGCACGGGCCGGCCGTCGACGAATACATCGTCGTCGCCCAGATCCCGCAGCACGGCCGCGTCGACGTCCATCATCAGATCGTGGAACGCCATGCGTCACGCCTTCAGACGAATGCACGCGCGCGGGCGCGTACACAGATGGATCGGGTTCGACTGCGCCTCGATCTCGACGCCCTTGTTGAACGGCATGACTTCCTGCCGTGCGTAGTACGGCAGCCCGATCGTGTTCACCGCATCGACGTAATCGCCGGGCGCGAAGCGCGAGATGAACAGATCCGGCACGCCTTCGGGCACCGCATACGCCTCGTCGTCGCCGACGAATGGGATGCCGCCGATCTTGCCCCGGTAACGCTCGAACACGATGCCGTCGATTTCGATCGCGCCGCGCGGATCGCCGCGCAGAGCCGCCGCCGCCGCCGTGTTGAGGAACGTCTCTTTCACGGTCGGCAGCGTCAGCAGCTTGCGCCAAAAGTTACGCCCGCAGAACGCACGCACGCTCGAAAGCGGCACGTTGCCGAGCGCATCCTCGATCGCTTCGAGCGTGTCCTCGTTCTTGATCCGGATCTCGGTCTTCGCATTCGACAGTTCGTATTCGATCACCTGCTGCTCGATGCCGAAGCGGTCGAGCAGGTTCGCGACGACGTGCTTGCCGTCCGCGTCGAGGATCACGCCGCGCACCGCGCCGAGGCGGTGATACTCGTGCGTCGCTTCGAGTTGGCGGCGCATCTTCGCGAGCCGCTTGTCGACGTAGCGCTGCACCGTCTCCAGCTCCGAATCGTCGCCGAACGCGCGCAGGTTCTGGATCTCGTCCGCCTTGATGACCGCGCGCTGTGGCAGGTGGACCGTGTTGAACGGAATCAGGCTCGGCTTGCTGCCCAGCACGTTCGGCGCGGGCTGGCCGCGCACGCCGGACTGCACGAGCGCGAGCGTGTCGCCGTCGCGCTCGATCTGCACCGTCGTCGTCGTGATGCCTTCCTCGTCGAACAGGCCCGCCTCGCCGAGCCGGCCCGGCACGTGCGGCTGCTCGTTGATGGCGGCGGTCATGGACGACAGCGAAAATGCGTCGTCGTTGAAGATAGCGATGTCTGCCATATGCACTCCAGAATAGAAAAAAGCCGCGCGTCGGCGCGGCTTCGAAATCAGGGAATTCGCTGCGATCAGCGGATGACGATGTGGTACGAGGCCAGATCGTCGCGCGCGGGCGCGTCGAGCCCCGCGAGCAGGCGTGCGTCGACTTCGGCGAGCCGCTTGATCGCAACCGCCGGGCGCGGCTTGTCGGACGCCGGCAACGGCGCGTAGAGGATGCCGACGGCGACCTCCGCGCCGGTCGTCGCGGCGTTGTCGTACGGCGCGTATTCGCCGGATCCGATCACGCCGAGCACGCACCCCGCCGGCAACGCCGGGCCGGCCGCAACGAGAATCGCATCGCGCGAGATCTGGCCCGGCCCCTCCGAAATCAGGAATTCGGCGGGCAACGCGCCCATGGTTTGGATGTTGGACATTCAGCGCTCCTTTCAGCGATGAAAAGTTACTTGGCCACGCGGCGAGCCGCGTAGATGTCGGACGTGCGCAACGTGCGGCCGCGTGCCTGCGGTTGCGTCTGCTGCTGCGCCGGATCGGGCCGGCTGTTGATACGGGCGCTCGATGCCGTGAGGCGCTCGAACAACCGCGCGCGCACCTGATCCGGCGTCAGGCCGTCCGCGACGTACTGCGCGGTCAGATCCGTCTGGTTCGCCGCGAGGCAGATCCCGGCGATGTCGGTCGCGTTGCGGATCGCGCGATCAACCGTCTCGCGATCGCGCAGACCGGTCGCCGCGATCACGCCTTCGGCGCATGCGACGAGATTCGCGTCACGCAGTGCGTTGAACACGTGCGAGGCGAGCGCCGCGACGTCTGGCGGTTGCGGCGTTGGATCGGTCGGCGGGTTCTCGGGCGGAACGATCGGTTCCGCGTCCGGCTCGCTGGCGGCATCGAGCAGCGCCACAACCTGCTCGGGCACGGCCGAGAAACGCGCGAGAAGCGGCGCAGCACCGGCCGATGCCGCCAGCTTGACCGGGGCCTCGATCACGTCGCAGAAACCCTTTTCCTTCGCCTGCGCGGCCGTCAGCCACGTCTCCGCGTCCATCATCGCCCGCACGTCATCCTCGGACAGACCGCTGCGCTGCGCGTATGCCGCCAGAATGCCGGCGCTCGCGTTGTCGAGCAGCTCGGCGACCCGGCGCAGATCCTTCGATTCGCCGGCCGCGACCGTGTGCGGATGGTGGATCATCAGCAACGCGTTCTCGGGCATCTCGATCTCGTCGCACGCCATCAGCACCAGCGACGCGGCGGACGCCGCGATGCCGTCGACGCGCCCCTTCACCTTGCCGGCATACCGCCGCAGCGCGTTATAGATCGCGAACGCGTCGAACACGTCGCCGCCCATCGAATTGATTGCGACCGTGATCGACGATGCGTCGGTCGCGACGGCGTCGAGCTGCGACACGAAGTTCTGCGCGTCGGTGCCCCAAAACCCAATGTCGCTATAGATCCGGATCTCGGCGACCTTGCCGCCGCCCGCCTGCGCCTGCGCGCGGATATCCCACCACTTGCGGTTTCGTTTCATTCCCCATCCTCCTTCAAAACACTGCCGTTGCCGTCATCCATCGCGAGCTGCGTGTCGTATCGCAGGCCGAGCCGCTGCTCGCGCGCGAGATCCGCCGCGTTTTCCGCGTCGACCTGCTCCGGGTCATCGCCGCGCGCGAGCACCGCACCCGCACGGCTCGCAAGGCCCGCGCGGATCTCCATGCGCTTCGCGGTGACGTCCTGCACCGGATGGATGTACGGCCAGCCCTGCGGCACCCATCGCACGCGCAGATAGTCGCGACGCCGGCGGAAGTAATCGGGCATCGGCATCGCGCCCGACAGCGCGCACGCGTCGACCCACCAGCGCCACACCTTGCGGCAGAACTGGTGGATGAACACGTTCCATTGAAGCTGTTCGATCGTGCGGCGAAACTCGTTGAGGATCACGCGCAGCACACGGTCGCTGACGTCACGCAGATCGCCCGTGAGCACCTCGTAAGGCATGCCGACCGATGCGGCCGCCGCCATCAGTTGCTGCCGCATGAACGACGCATAATCGTTGCCCGCGCCCGGCGGCTCCGAGAACTTCACTTCCTCGCCGGGCGCAAGCTCCTGCATGCCGCCCGGTTCGAGCGACACGACCGGAGAGAAGCCGTCGACGTCGTATTGCAGCGACGCACCGGAAATGGGATCGCCAAGCGGGCCGAGTTCGGCATTCGGCTTCACGATGAAACCAGTAAACAGGTTGCTGACCTCTTGCCGGAACAACACCGCATCATCGAAGTTGTCGAGCGAATGCAGCCGCAACAGCACCGTCGACAATTCGGGCACGCCGCGCACCTGCCCCGGCCGCAGCGCGAGGAACACATGCGCGATCTCGTCGGCCGGCACGCGCACCGTCCGCGTGCTGTCGCCGGCCTGCCGCCCGTACTCGCCGGGATGCCGAGTCAACAGGTGATAGGCGACGCGCCGGCCGTCGTCGTCAAACTCGACGCCGTTGACGATCTCACCGTGCGGCAGGCGCTCGTTCTTCGTGACGGGCAGATGGTCCCCTTCGAGCAACTCCACCTGCATCGGCACGGCCAACCCGTCGCGCGGACTGCGCAACCGGCGTCGCACCAATACCTCGCCGTCGCTGAAGAACGTACGTGCGGCCAGCGTTTGCAAGCCCGCCATATCGCACGCCGCATTCACGTCGATTTCCTCGCCGCTGTCGTCCCAAAGCTGCTTTTGCGCTTTCCGGATCACGTCGTCGGGATGCTGCGGATGCGCCTTGATGCCTGTACCGATCGTGTTCGACACGAGCCGAATGATCGCGGCCTTCGCCCATGTGTTGTTTCGAATCGCATCGCGCGCCCGATGCCGCATGAGCGGCAGATTCTGAACGGCCGCGGCGTTCGGCCCCGCGCCTGACGCTTTCCACGAACGCGCGCGAGCACCGCCCGAGCCTGCCGATTCGTAAGCCGCTGCCTTCAGGCGCGTCGGCACCACGAACCCGCGTTGGGCGAGCATCGGATAGGCGCGACTCATCGAACCCCCTTGCCGGCATGCCGAAGTCGAACGATGCGCGAGCGCCCGCTCGCGCCATCGAGCGCGCGAATGATCTCGGTTTGCGCCTCGCGCAGCTCGAAGATCGAGCGATACTTCACGCGGCGATCCGCATACTGCACTTCGAGCTCGCCCTTCGCGATCGCGGACTGGATGCGATCGAGATCCTGCCTTGTGTAAGCCATCGGCTCTCTCCTAGCGGCGACGCGTCAGATAGCCGGAACGGCCGACGCGACGCCCCTGAATGCGCGAAACCCCGCTCGGCGGCGGGGTTTCGATGGGTTGTGCGGGTTGCTGCGGTGGCGGTGCGGTGTCCGTACCGTGATCGTCCGGCGGATCCGGCAGCGCCTCGACCGGCAGCGCCGACGGCAACGCGTCGAGCACCGGCACCGCCTCGAACAGCGACACCTGCGACAGGCGCTGCTGCTCGACCTGCCAGTGCGCCTCCGTCATCAGGTGCGTCTTGACGCTGCGCGCCGCGTGCAGCGCATACGCCTCGCAGTCGAGCGCCTCGTTTCGCGCACCGGCCTTCTTCTGCCAGACGCGCTTGGTGCCGAGGCGGGCGGGCACTTTGACCTCGGCCGTCAGCTGCGACAGATAATCGGACCGAACATCGCGATACCAATGCATGCGCCCCGGTCCGTCGCCGTCCAGCTTGAGCCGGTTGTCGAGAATCAGGTCCTTCGCCTTGCTGACGCCGACCATGAACGGCCGCAGCCCATACTTCGCGGCCTTGCTGTTGTTCCGCGTCGAGTCCACGGACGCGCGCGGCGTGCTGAAGATTTCGGCGTTGGCGTCCGTGCTGCCCTTGATCGCCATCACGTTCAGGCCCTGCCGCTGCGCCGCGCGCACGTACTTGTAGACCGCATCGGACGTCGAGCCGTCCGACGAGTCGATCGACATCGCCCGGACCCGCAGCAGCCCGCCCGACTCGTGGCGGTAGGCATGCGTGAGCAGCGTCGTAAGCGCGCCCCATACGCCGCCCGTCAACGGGTCTTCGCGTTGATCGAGCACGTTGCCGAAGATCTCGTCCCACACGACCAGCCAGCTTTCCTCGCCCCGTCCCCACGCGCGCAGCACGATCGCGAGGCGATCATGCTGCACGTCGACGCCGAGCGTCAGGAGCAAGCCGCCCGCCGGCACCACGAACGCCGGATACGGCAAGGCGCGCTCGGCGAGCGCGTCGATCTCGGGCAGATCGGTTTTGTACTTGTACGGCCGGCCCTTCGAGTTGTTCACGAACGAGCGCATTTTCGTGTCGTCGCCCGCGCGAAGGGCTTTTTCCGCCGTCAGCCACTTCTTCACCAGCTCGGCCATGCGTGAGCCGGGGAACGGCGATACCAGCTCGTTGAGCCGGAATCCGGCCACGCCGTGAAACGGGGCCGTCGCAACCCACCGCCCCCGGCGCACCGCGCGAATCCGCATCGAGTCGTCCCACAACGAGCCGCAGTGCGGGCACGTGTACCGCGCCGACTCGGGGCGGGCGCGACCGTACACCTCGTGCGCGATCTCCGCGTCGTCGGTCCACGTGACGTTTTCCCATACCAGCTCGTGTTCCTCGCCGCAGTCCGGGCACGGCACCAGATAGACGCGCTGATCCGATGCCTCGTAGGCCTGCTGGATGCGCGAGAAGCCGTCGACGGTGGGCGTGCCGCCGAAAATCACTTTGCGGCGGCTGTCCGAGTAGCTCTTGTTACGCTCTTCGAGCAGCGTGATCGAATCGCCCTGTTCGCGCACGTTCTGGTTCGCATCGTCCGGCTCCTCGACCGCGACGACGGGCGCGGGCGTCGACTTCACATCGTCCGGCGCGTTCGACGTGATGAACTTGAGGAACCCGCGCGAGAACGTCTTGTGGTCCCACAGGTTGTTCTTGTCGCGGCTCGCATGCACGGGCAGCTTCGCCGACAGGCGCGGCGTCACCTCGACCATCGGCTCGAACTTCTCCATGTTGAACTTCTTCGCCGACTTCTCCTTCGCGAACATGACGATCATCGGGCACGGGTCGACGTCAATCCGCCGGCCGATGTAGTTCAACAGCACCCCATCCGTCCACGCGACCTGCGCCGACTTCATGCACACGACTTTCTGCACGGTCGGATCGTCGAGCGCCGCATGCATGCCGAACACCCACGGCGTGATGTTCGGGTTATAGCGGCCTGGGCTCGCCGTCGCCTTCGCGCTCATCCGGCGATGCTTGCGCGCCCAGTCCGTCGTCCCGATCTTCTCCGGCGGACGCAGCAGTTGCGCGATCCGCCGGATCACCGCCCGAACCGTCTGACTCGTATCCAGAAAGCTGTTCAAGACACCCATACATATGCTCGTTCAACCATTCGAGGTCAATTTCAACGTCATACAGCGCGCGCAGTTCCTGCACCAGCTTGTCGGATAGCGCGAGCAATTCCGTCTGAAAGGCACCGACCATCTGGCCATATGCCTGCTCAAGCTGCGCTGCGTTGACCAACTGCCCTTTCTTCTCGGCCAGCGTCAGCAATTTGATTTCGCGATCGACACGTTCGGTCATCGCGCGTTCGGCCACGAGGTCGATGCCGGTTTCGCTCGCGCGGCCGGCAGCCATTTCGCGCAGGTGCCGGACGTAGGCAATCCGGATCTGGTCGATCGTGGCCGAGCGATAGTCGAGCCCGACCTTGTCGACGAACCGCGAAACGGCCGACTGATCGAGATCGAGATGCTCGGCGATTTGTTGTTGGGTTGGCATGAATATGACCCCCCTAGGTCATTCAACAGTAGAGAAAAAGCGCGGGTGCGCACCCCCGCGTGCGCCCGCACCATAGGGTCCCCTGCCTAACTTCTAGGCAGCGTCGACCCCGACCGCGAGCACCGCGACCGCGCGATCGCCCGCTCGGTCCATCGCCCACACGATGCGGTCCATCGCATCGTCGAATACGAAACCGCGCGCGGTCACGCGCCCCGTGCTTCGATCCTCATCCCACGCGGACCAGACTTCACCCGGCCCGCCATTGGCCGACTCGCTTCGCATTTCAGCGCCCCAATGCAAAAAGCCCCGAGGGCTTTCGCACTCAGGGCTTTGGAATTCATTTCGTAGGGACGAACGCCCCCACACGACCTAACGGGCTCCTCGTATCGTTGTTTTGTCCCGAGAGGTTTGCACGACTAACGCGCGGTGCCAGCGAATATCCAGTGACGCGGTAAAGGATGTGCGAAGTTTACGCGATCCGCTCTTGGAATGGAAGACGTTTCATTCTCGCAATTGGCAGCGCAGCGTGTCATTCACAGAGCCATTGATCGCATCGAGCAGCGCAAGCATGTCGTGAAAGCGCCACGACCAATTGCGCCGATACTCCTTGAGCGTCACACCAAGGGCCTGCGCTCGCGCCGCTTCTTCGATCGGCCGCTTACCGGCCCCGCCACAATCAGGGCAAATCTGCCGCCCGTGAATAGTTGCGGGCGCAGCGATCTGCACGCGCCCCACACCGCTGCAAACGTCACATCCTTCGTACTCCCTAAATACCAGCGGTCCATTGCGGCCGTGAAAGAACGGAATCCGCTCCTCCGCGACACATACCTTCCCGTGCCCTGCACAGACGAGGCACCGTATCGTCGCCTTCGGTTGTTCGGTTGAGCGCCGAACAACGCCACGGCCCTCGCACGTCCCACATTGGTCGTTGACCCACTCGTCGAGCAGCCGCAGCGCGAATCGTTCGATCACATCCACTTGCGCACGCTCGACCGCATGACCGGCGCGTTGTTCGCGGCGCTCATCGCGCTTCAACCCGGAAAACTTTCCGCGCTTGAATCGCCCCGACGTTCGCATCATCTGCGCCAACAGCAGCATCGCGCGTCGAATCATTTCGGGCTTCGCCTGCTGCGCGACCTTGATCCGAACCAGCAACCGACCGAGATCGTTCGCAAAGGCGAGCGCGCCCAAAGTAACTTTCGGATCGGCAATCGGGTCGGTGAACTGACCACGCACGCTCATCGCGACGCCCGCCCGCTCCATCAGATCCATCATCGCTTTCTCCTTAACGTCCTAACGTCCCAATGTCCCAAGGGAAAAGGCTTGCAGGGGCGCGCGCGCCCGCGACATGCGCCGCTCACGTCGCGCATGTCGCGCGCCCGCACCCGCACACGAAGCCGTGCTTTGGGACGCTGGGACACGGGACGTCCACGGCGCGCCAAAGCGGGCAACGCGGCGCGCCGCGAACAGCATCGCGGCGCGCCGAACGCGATCAAAGCGGGCTGTCGTCATCGCCTGCCGCGACCGCTTCGAGCGCCGCTTCCGGCTCCTGCTCCTCGCGCACGTAGTACCAGCCACGCGAGCCCGTCGACTCACGCTTGCGCACCCATCCGAGGGATTTCAGCGCCTTGCCGATACGGCGCTGTTCCGCGAGCGTCCATTTCGACGTGTCGAGCTTCAGGATGTCCGCGAGGATCGATTCCATCGTCGTGTGCGACACGTATTCCAGCGCCTTCGCGATCTTGTCTTCGTACACGTCGCCTTCGTACCGCTCGGCCTGCTCGACCTCGAACAGCGGGCGCTCCTGCTCTGTCACGTGCCACACGACGCCCGCGCGGTACAGGAGGACGGCCTCGGCCCACAACTGATCACGCACGCGCGCGATGCCGTCGATATCGACCAAGCCGCCCACGCGCAACGGCCAGTAGCGCCGGTTGCCCGACTCGTCCTTGAGGTACGTATCGAAGTTGACGGAGCCCGCGAAAACGCACTGACGCGGCACGTCGGTCGCGCGCTTGCCGTAGAAGTTCCGGAACCGGTCGACGGCCGTCGCGAAGAAGCTCTTGACCGCCGACGAGTCCGCTTTGTTCAACGAATCCAGCTCGGCCAGCTCGATCACCCACTTGCCCGCCATCACCGCATAGGTGTCCTTGTTGCCGATCTGGATCGGCGTATCGGTGAACCATTGGCCGCCCGCCAACACCTTCAGCGCCGTCGACTTACGCGCGCCCTGCTTGCCTTCGAGGATCAGCACGTTATCGACCTTGCAGCCCGGCTGCATCACGCGCGCGACGGCCGCGATCATCCATTTCATGAAGGCCAACTGCACATACTCGCTGTCGGCCACGCGCAGATACGTCGACGGCATCGAGCGCACGCGCGGCACGCCATCCCATTCCAGCCCCTCCAGGTACTCACGCACGTCGTGAAAGTGCGTCGCGTCCGCGACTAGCAGCACCGCGTTCATCACGATATCGGTGCGCACCGAAATGCCGTACCGCTGCGACAACCAGAGCACGCAGCGCTGATCGTCCATGTCCGTCCATTCGCCGATGGTGCCCTGCGGGAACGGCGGGGCCTTGCGCTTCATCACGCGACCGCCGAAATCGTCCTGCTCGATCACACCCCGCCACGCCTTGTGATTCGAGAGGATCAGGTGGACATTGCCGAGCGTCGGCAACAGCGTGCCCTTGTCCGACCGCGCGAGGTCCTGCTCCCATGTGTGCGCGCCGTTCTCAGCTTCGCGTCCGTCCCATTCCGCCGGTCCTGCGGCAGCGGACGTCGCGGCCGGCGCCGACCGCTCGGCGTCGACGGCAGCCGGGCGAACGTCTTCGTTTGCTGGCGCGAGGATCGACAGGATCGCCGCCTGCACCTGCCGCGTGACGGCCTCCAACCCTTCCTCGACGTGCAAATCGTTGAAGTCGGTGAGCTTGCGCTCGCCGCGATCGGTGAACGTCGGATAGACGACGCTGACGCCGTCGACCTCGGCAGCCGCTTCGTATGCCCGTTTCAGGCCGGCGTTCTCGAAGCGCTTGCGCCGCTGCGGCAGGACGTCGTTACCGTACGTCACCTCGACGTAGGCCACGCCGTTGTCGTCGACGCGGCGGTGCGCGGCGACCATGTACCACGTCTTCTTCGCCTCGATCCGGATCGGCGCGGCATCGAACGGCAGCTCGCCCCGGAAGTCGAATTCCTCCGCGAGCCAGTCGCGCATCCGCTGCTCGATCTTCCAGTCGTCGTCCGCGCAGATCAGCACGTGCGCGTTCGGATGCGCGTCGCGCAGATGGCGGGCAGTCGACAGGATCCCGCCCGCATCGAAACAGACGCAAAGCGCGAACGCCTCGGCCGTCGCCATGCGCACCGAGCGGCCGGTCGCATAGCCTTCGGCGATCATTACGAGCTGGTCGTCCGCCTTCACCTCGCCGAGCCGGCAGGCCGCGCCCTTCTTCTCCATGCCCTTGTTGAAGCGTTTCGCGCCTTCCGGCGTGATCTTTTGAAGCCCCACAAGCCGCGCTTCATCGTCATACTGATACATCGGCACGAAGATCGTGCCGTCCGAGTCGAACCGCACGCCTTCGGCCGTCACCTGCTTGCGTTCCAGATAGGCCGACGCGCCTTGTTCGCTCGCGCGCGCCCATTGGTCGCACGCGCGGTTCGCGGCCATGCGCGCCGCACGCGCCGCGCGTTCCGCTTCCGCCTGCTCGGCGGCCTCTTGGCGGCGACGCGTCTCCGCGAGCGCTTCCTCGCTCAGCGGCGCACCGTTCCACTGGAATCGCTCCGTGCCCGGATCGTCGCCGGAGAAGTGACCGAACGTGCCTGTATAGCCGATCACCGCGCCCTTGCTGACGACCTCGCGCAACTGATACCAGTACTTCTTGCGCGGGCCGTAGCGATGATGCTTGCCGTCCGCGACCGGATGGCCGGACGGCAGTTCCGGATGATCGGCGTTACGGAGCTGCTGGATGATTTGATCGAGCGTCGACATAGGGATATTCACCTCTTGAAAGCAATCCCTCGCGCGCGCGAATCCGAACGCACGGCGAGGGGAAAGAAATGGGAAAAAACAGATGCGATGCAGCGAACGCAAAGCAACTTGGCTCGCGTCGCTACAGCGTCTTGAGCAGCGCTTGCAACTGGCGAAGCTTGTCCGCCTCGCGGCCGTTCGCCGCCTGCTGTTCCTCGATCACGAGCGCGGCGGTTTCGATCTCGACGGCGATCTCGCGTATCGATTCCACGGTCGCGGTCAGGCGGTTTGCGATGCCCGACAGCAAATCGATCGGCGATGCGCTGCTGTCGCGCCTGTTCAGCGATTCGCTTACGGGCGCACGAACTTCCGGCTCCGCGTCGTCGACCGCATCGGCCTCGACGCCACACGTCGCGAGCCGGACGCGTCGAAATTCGCCGCGCGTGACCTCGCGAACGAGCCCGGCATCCTTCAACCGCGCGAGGCAGTTGTCCGCCGTTCGTGAATCGATTTGCGCCTTGGTCGTGGCTTTCACCTGCGCCACGATCTGCTTGGTCGTCCACGATTCTTGAATCGGCACGAACTCGAAAACCTTCTGCGCGACAGACGGCATGCCGCGCAGAATGGATTGCTGACGGCCGGGGTTCATGCCCGCCCTCGCCGCTTTGAGCCCATCGAAATACCCTTTTGCATAAACTCTCCTGTATGCGTTGTGATCCTTTTCCACCGCTGACCCCCGTCCATCACCGCGCGTCCGATACGTACATGCCGGCCAGCTCGGCCATGCGACGATCGTGCGCCAACTGGTGCGAGTAGTTCCGCCAACGCGCCCGTCCAGCGATGTAGAGCTGTTGCCCGGACGGCGAGAGCCGGTAGCGGGATGCTCGGCGGCGCAAGCCGCCGCTCGTGCTGTTCGTATTCACTTCGAGTCTCCAGTGCTAACTGACGGAGCGAACCTCATCTGCTTTGCAAAGTCGCTTTTCTGGTCAACCTCGATAGGCACAGCAGCGACGGCGAAGCGCCTCGCGCCCCAAAGCCTTGATGCGGATAAGAAGTGCCTCGACGGCCTCGACGATCTCGGAACGCGGGTGCCGGTCTACAAGCCCGATCACCGCGACCCGAGCTTCGCTACCGCTCATCGTTCCGCGAAAACACGCGTCGCAGATTTCGACAAGCGTAAGATCGGCGCGAGGGCCTGCATGCCGAGTGGAAATGACAACGGCCGACGCGAGCTCGCACCTCGGACATTCCATCCGCAGCGCCTCCAAGCCCCAGATGCAGATTCGGGTGAATAGCGCGGACAGAATCTCAATCGCGGTATCGCGATCAGCCATTTCAAGTAGGCGGCTCGCGGCGCGCACTTCGGCGTCGCCGTACCAGCTCTTCCAGTATCCTTCTGCCCGATACGCAAACCCTTGTTTCAAACCTTCGCTGGAGCCCTTCATCATGTCCTCGAATATTGAGAAATTTGATCTACTCGTTGCAGAACTGCTTGCGACCCTGTACGAGCGTTTCCCTGTGGCAACAGGAATCACGGCGAGCGACCACGGCATCAATGCGGAAAACATGTTTCGCAGCGACGGCACCATCGACCAAGACATCGCGGCCGCCCTCGAATTCTTCTGCAATACCGTTCGATGGCTGAAACGGGCCGGATACATCGATTACGACAGGGAGCTCGATTCGGGGACTTTCAGCGAATTGGTGCTGACCGCAAAAGCGCTTGAAATTCTCAAGGCCACTCCGTCGTCCCTTACAGGCAAGCAAACGCTTGGCTCGTATCTTGTCGATAGCGCGAGGAACGGCGCGACCGAAGCGCTGAAGCAAGGCGTCACTACCGCCTTGTCGGCGGGCGTATCGCTCGCGTGGGCTGCCGTTAAGACGCAAATTGGCCATTCCTGATCTCCTGTCACTTGCCACGCAGGCGTCGCCACTCGGTCGACATTGATTCGTCGAAGATCGCAAGATCCTCCGCACTGAGACGGCCCGCGATTTGATTGCGGAACGCGTGGCGCTCAGTCTTCGTCGGCAGTGCCGCGCAGGACAACGCGGCGCGTTCGATAAACAGCGCAACGCGATCGGGGAAAGTCGAGATCAGGGAGACGAACAACCGTCCGGCCTGCTCCGGAGCGACTTCGATCCGGTACGCGAGCGCAGCAATGCCGCATGCGAGCTGATACGGGCGTTCGCAACACAACTGCACCTGCTCGCGCGCAACGCGGCAGCAACCCATGCCGGGCATGAATCGCTGCATGTCAGCGACGCCGGCGGGCAGCAAGGTTACGGGCGGCATGGATCAGCCGCTGGAACAGGCGCTGCCCCTTGCGGCCGGTCGCGATGATCTGCTCGGCTTCGCGATCGTCGATGCGCTGATCTTCGAGCGCGCGCGTCACGTCGTCGGCGACCTTCCCCACGTGCGCCTGCAAGTGGAGCGTCGTCGTCACGAGATGCATCGTTCCCGGTTCATGGCCGTCGACCGCGTGGTGATCGTCGACGCGCTCCGCGACAAGCCCGAAACGAGCGTTGAGCGCATGCAATGCATCGAGCGCGTGCGCCTCGGCTTCGCTCTTCTCCTGCATCCACTCGATCAGCAACTCGAACATCTCCATCGAGAGGCGGCTATCGCCGACGCCGCGCAGGCGCAGACGAAGCGACTCCGGCGTGATGCCCTTGCCTCGGCGGTTCGTCAGGTGATTGGCGGCGTCGGCTACGCCGCCGGGCGTGTTGCGCACGGACGTATAGAGCACGTCCAGCCATTCGGTGCTGTCGTATCTGCAGGTCATTGAACTATTGGTGGTCGGTCGTTTTCAATCTTTTGCTGCTCGAGGGGGAGGCGTACGATTCGCTCTGTCCCGCGAGGGGCCTATCGGCTCACTCGGCGGCGGAACTGTAGGAACGCTGTCCAGCGCACCGCTTCCCAAGGCAGTCGAGAAGCGCCTGAACGGTCGAGACGCGAGGGTCTGAGACGACCCGTCCACCAATCTTCGCGAGGGTTTGATACGGCACGCCGCTTTGCTTCGCAATTGCCGGCCAATCGCCCTTTGCCGCGTCGAGATGCCGCAGCACGGCAGTAAGAATCGGCTCGCTTCCGGTCTTCATAACGCCCCCAATCACAATGGCCAGCCGCGAGTTTATCCATTTAAGGAATTTCATTCAACCAACACGCAAGGCAAACCATCCGCCAATGGTTATCCAAATTCGGCAAGATGTCGGCATGAAAACGCCGCCCACGAAGTCATCGCTTCGGATGATCTTGGCCCGCAAGCTGCGGTGGTACATGGATCACTACCCGCACGTGGACAAGCAAGAAAAGGTCGCCAAGCGCGCCGGAATTTCCCAAAGCTCGGTCAATCGAGTCCTGTCCGGGAAGGTAGACACGCAGATGCGCGTGGTGGAATCTCTCGCTAACGCGATCGGCATATCCCCTACCGATCTGCTGATCGACGACGCGAACGATGCATCGGTAATTCACTACGATCGCGTCCGCTACGCCCAACTCCCGGAGACGGAGAAGAAGGCAATCGAGCGATATATCGAGTTTGTTCTGAGTCAGACCACCGCCACAACCACCGAGGAAGACGGGTCGACGACCATCGAAGAAGTTATTCCGGCCACGCCGGGATCGAAGAGGCGCGCGTCAGCCGCCGCTCAACGCCCATTATCGAACGAATTGTTGAGCGATGAACAAAACCACAAAACCCGCATCCGAGGGACCAAAACGCGAAACCGATAACGTCTACGAACTGCCCACGATACGAAGACGAACTCGGCAGGCCGCCATCCGCGCGTTTCTGCGCGATTTGGTAGCGCGCCACGATCGATCGCCCGCAGTGGCCGCCGCTGCCGTGCTTCTACGCGAGGACGGCACAATCGCCATCTCCGCCAAAGGCGTAGACGCCGATACCGCAGAAGACGTTTTGGCCGGCGCACATCAATTGGCTGAGCGCATCGAATACGCGCGGAATCAGCGTTCACACCGGCTCGCCCGCCAACGCGGAACCGCCAGCATCCTCGCAACCGCGACGATCGGAATTGCAGCCGCAGCATACCTAAACACTTCAGCGTGGCTTGATGCGGCGCTAGTCCTTACCTGCCACGCCGCAACCCTGCTGCTGACCCCACGAAACTCCCGATAACGCGCCCCCGCCTAACCCGGCGGGGATTATTCCGGGAGCACTTATCCATTTATGGATTGACAGGGCATTTTCCATTAATGGATACTCCACCTGTCGCGTCACATGACGCTCAACCGGAGATTTACCCCATGAAGCCGACCGATCTTCACGCTGAGGCCCGCCGGAACTGGCTCCGCGACGAGCAAGCCCCGCGCGTTACGCCCTCCGAACCCGCCCGCCAAAGTAACTTGGAAAAGTCGCTGCTGTTCAAGTGCGTCTTTGCCGCCGCCGCCCTGATCATCGCGGCGAACGTGCTGGATAACGGCCCCGTCGCCGACAAGCCCGCCACCTTTCACGCCAACGTCTGACGCTCACGCGCCGAGGACGGCTTGCGCGCTCGGCGTAAAGGAGATGAAGCCATGCACAGAATCAACGCTGCACAGCACGCGGGCATCCCGCGCCGGGACACGCTGTCGCCCCGGACCGTCGCCCGTTACGAACGCGATCGCCAGCTTCCGACGTCGCCGATCCTCGTCGGCAAGCATGTCGTCATGCGCCGGCCACTCGTGGACGGCGTCTATATCGAGTATCTGATCATGGACGGCAACACCATTGCCGCGAAGCAGATCTCGATTCCAGACGAACCCACGTGTGCGGACGCGATCAAGCGCCTTCGCGCCGCGACACACGCCGAGCCGGAAAAGCACTCCCGCCCGCAGAAGCCGCGCGCGTTCAGGATCAGGGAGGCATCGTGATCGACAACGCCCTCCCGAACGCGGCTCCGCGCCGACTCAATCCATACGTCGACCTCACGCCCGCTCAACGGGCCGACCTGACGGCTCGAATCCTGACCGTGTTCAGGCACGCCACGCACGCGATGACGTCCGACGAGGTGTGCACGACCCATTTCGCCGACATGCCGGGCGCGGCTGCGCAATGCATCGACAAGCTCGCGCGGGGCGGATGGCTGCGCCGCCAACCGCGCCCGCACGACCTGCGTTTCCTGTACTGGCTGACGGGATCGGACGCGGCCCCGCCGCTGTCGGTGCCCTGCAAGCAGGCGGACGGCACCTATTCGAACGATGCCGGCAGCGCACTCGCGCCTCGACATGCGTCGCGATCCGCCGTGCCCGCCGGATCCGCGCACACGCGCCCCGAACTCCACACGATCGTCACGCGAAACGCGGAACGTCACGTCGCCGTCTCGTTCCCGCATCTCCGCTCGCTTGAGATTTCCGTCGACTCGCTGCTTGGGTCGGATACCCGCACGTTGCGATTCCTGCGCCTGTTCCGCCAGAGCATCGACCTCGAAGTGTCGCGACTCGAACTGATGATCCAGAACCGGAGGACCGCGTGAAGCGCATGACGACCTACAAGCATCCGACGTCGTATAACGAGATCGTCGCTCACGCGAATGCCATTCATGCGCGTCGTCTCGCTCAACTCAAGAAGGCCGAGAAGCACATCCGAGCGATCGAGCGCGACCTTGCGTTGGTCGCTGAAACCGGCGTTTACATTGCCGTTGACGGCTACTCGATGTACCTCGAAGACTGCCGCGCACCCGACGAATACCGCTACAGCGGCCGGGCAAAATGGGCGCTCCGAGTTCGCGCGGGGATTTTCAACGAGACGGCCGATCGCGCCATCCGCGCGTTTCTCGCGCTCGGCTGGATCGTCGAGCGCATTGATACCGCTCCGAATTGGTCGAATCTCCTGCTTCGGCGACCGAAAACGCAGTCGCGCCTGATCCTCGACTGCTCAATGGAACTCGCTCACAGTCTCCGACCGCAGGAGTCCGAGTAATGGACGCCCGCACCCAACCGCTCGCGCTCGTCGAGCCGATCGTCACCGGCAATGCGAAGGCTGCCGCTGCGGCGGCGGGCGCGACGTCGGCGGATCTCTGGATGGTGCCGTACGAACAGCTCCACTACGATCCACGCGACAACGTGCGCCCCGTCGATCAACAGTGGGTGTCGCACCTCACCGCGCTGATGATCGCCAACGGCTACGACAAGAGTCAACCGCTCCATTGCTACGTCCGGAAAGTCGACGGAAAGGACCTGATCTACGTCTATAAGGGGCAACACCGCTACCTCTCCGCTGGTAACGCAATCCGTGCGGGAAAGGACCTCGGCAAGATCCCGGTCGTCGTGCGCGATGCGAAGACGGTTGAACGCGCCGAGATGGTGATCGACGGCTACCTTAGCAACGAAAGCAAGCGCGCGTCTCCGCTCGACCTCGCCACGGTCGTCGCGGAACTGCGCGACGTACATGGCCTCGACACGAAAACGATCTGCAAGCGCCTGAACGTTACGGATCAAACCATTCGCGACGTCGGCCTGCTCGAGCAGGCACCTGCGGAGATTCATCAGTTCGTCCGAGACGGCTCCATCTCCGGCACGCTCGTGATCGAACAGATACGACGGCACGGCGCGGAACGGACGCTGGAGCGGATCGTCTCGAGCCTGTCGAAAGCGAAAGACGCGGGCAAGACGAAGGTCACGAAAAAGCATCTCCACACGGCGTCGCCCAAGAGCGTCGCGACAACGGCCGCCGCCGAGCCTCAACGGAAGATTGGCGAGCAACATGCAAAGCAACTTTTGCAAGCGCTGCAAAGCGTGTTGCACGATCCGGGCTTCGGCAAGTTGTCGCCGGGCACGATCGCAGGCGTACATCGCGCGTTGACGGGCTTCGAAGACCTGCTCGATGCCGTGCCGACGCGTCGGCCGAAATATCCGATCGCCAAGGCAAACGAGCATGGCGTGTATGAGCCATCGGAAATCCTGTCCGCGCCCATCTCGAAGCGCACCGGGCGCGCGTCCGTCGAGATTCGGCTCGCGCAGATCGCAGAGGGCGATTGGGAGTTCGGTTTCTCGTACGCCTTCAACAGCGCGGGCGGATCGTCGCCATGCAAGCGCATCGACGGCGAATCCCCCGGCCGGTACAGGACGCGCGTCGAAGCGATCCGGGCTGCGGTTCAGGTGCTCACCCGCACCCTCGAAAGCACTAGCGCTTCGAAGGCGAAGGAAATGGCAGGCGTTCGGCGGTGGCTCGACAAGCTGTTCACGATGCCCGACCCCGACTGGATGCCCGAAATGGCGCGGGAGGCAGCCCAATGACCCCGCGCCCGGCCCTTTCTACCCCACGTCCGCTGCCGCGAAAGCGGGAACGCGCGAACAAGCGCCCGGCTATCACACTGGCGAGCGTCGACGGCAATGCGGTTTCAAAGCGTGTGCGCGGGCTCGCGCCCGCAAAGGCAATCCAGAAGAACGACACGCCGCGTGCGCGGCGAAAAGCAATCCAGAGAAACGAAGCCCCTGCGGATGCCCGCAGGGGCATGCACGCACGCCTCGACGCGCTTTGCATCGAGATCCGCGCCCTTGTGAGCGACGTCTCGCACTCGGCCGACATCGTGCTGCTCGACCTGATGGCCGACGACGTCGGCAGCTACGCACGGCACAAGGCAGCGCAGGACGCTCGCACGTGGGCGGCGGCGGCCGGCGTCACGCTCGAAACGGGTTTGATGCAGCTCGGCCGGGCGATACCACACGAACAGAATTGAGGATGACCATGAACGACGAACAGAACACCGCACCGAACTGGTTGCAGGAAGGCGATCTGCTCTATCGCCTCACGATCGACACGCACCGGCAAAACCATGACGAGATTTATGTCACGCTGGCCGAAGGATCGCGTGATATGCGGGCACGAGCTGCGCGCGCGGCAGAGCTTCGCGAAGCCTTGAATGGAGTCGAACCCAATAAGCCAACCGGCAGCGCAACGTCCCAAGCGCTCACGAGACTTAGACTGCTCATCGCCGCCGACGAATACTCGATGTCGTTTCAGACGATACGACAATATCGTTCCGCGCTGCTGCGCGAAATCGACCGCACAAATCCCACTCCCCCGCCCGCGATCGCGATGACACACGAACAGAACGCGGCAATCGAATTTGCGCTCGGCGCATGTGCCGGCCATCCAGCCGGCGAGCAGCATGTGGCCGCGCTTGAATCGCTCCTAAACGGCAGCAACGACGCACAGATCGCAATACAACTAACCAACGCTGCTCACGACGTGCTCATCGAGCGCCGCCGCCAGATCGAACAGGAAGGCTGGACGCCTGAACACGACGATAAATGCGGCGACCTCGAGATGTCCTGTGCAGCAGGGTGCTATGCCATGTACACGCTCGCATATCCCGCTGGCGATCCACCGCCGCCGTGGCCTTGGGCCACCGATTGGTGGAAGCCGACAACGCAGCGTCGCAATCTCGTCAAGGCCGCCGCACTGATCCTCGCGGAACTCGAACGGCTCGATCGGCTCCGGGCTCGCGCGGGAGAACGCAAATGAGCCTTCTGACTCGCGCATACATACTTGAGAAGTACGGCCCGCGCATGACGTTAGCGCAGCTAGCACAGCTCCTTCTCATGTCGGAGGGAACTATCCGCAATCAGATTAGCGCCGAGACGTTCCCGATCGCGACGTACAAGGAGGGCAGCGGGCGCTTCGCCGCCTACGATGCCGTCGCGGATTACCTCGATGAAATGTCGGCGCAGGCGCGACGGAAGGCGGCTTGACGGCCGCGCATGGGCCGCCGCCGCGCGGCTCCACTAATCGCGGTTCATGACCGTCAACTGCCCCTTCTTTGCAACCTGATCCGGTCGCAGATTCGTGTACCTCTTCAGGTTGCGCCAGTCCTTGTGTCCGGTAACGGCCGCCACCTCCGGGATATCCCACCCATCCTCGAATAGCGCGCTCGTCGCCTCATGCCGAAGATCGTGCAGCCGCAAATCGTCGATTCCTTTGTCCACGCACGCCCGCTTGAAGTACTTGCTGGCCGTGCTCTTGTCGAATCGGAATATGAACTCGTTCGGATGCGGCTCGATCGCCGGATCTGCCTTGCGCTTCGCTTCGTACTCGGGCGGCACCGGATATCGCGGCTGACGTAGCAGTACTTCGAGCGAGTCTCCAATCAACGGCACCCACTCGTCGTTTTCTTCGACCGCCGCCTCGCGCCCCTTGTCGATCGACGATTCGATGTCGCGTGCCCAAGCCTCGGCCGCTCCCTTTGTTCGGAATGTCTTTGATATACTCTTGCTCCCTAGCCGGCGGACCTGAGCCCGCCAGCGAGAGCCAATCTGGATGATTGACGCCACGTGCTACCCCGTTGAAAAACTGTAGCAACGCGGTCCGAACATAGCGTGCTACAGGGTGGTTTTGTAGCAAAATTGTAGCAGAGGCGGCGTTAAACCCTCTGTCAGCGCATGTCATTATGCGTCATCAGTCGATTGGAGAAAATCGCCGAAAGGCAAGCGGGACAAGGCTTAGAGCTTGATTTTCAAGGGTTCAATCCATCCCGCTCAAACTATCCGCTCCCCGTAGTTCAATGGATAGAACAAGCGCCTCCTAAGCGCTAGATACAGGTTCGATTCCTGTCGGGGGGACCAGTCATGCCCCAAACCTCCCCCAAGATTCACAAGAAACTCCCCGTCCAAGCCCGTCTGGCGGCCGTCTCGCGTCCATCGTTACCCAACGTTGCTCAGTGACAGCCAGAGAAAGTGTTGGTATTTTTGTTGGTATCAGCAGATACCAACAACACAGATAACTACGCCGACATTCACACGCTGGACGATATCCGGCGGAAAATTGAATGTAGATGCATCTTGAGGCCCCGCCAACGTGGCCCCATTGCGAACGACAATGTCGGATACTGGCGAGAGATCAGACCGTTGCCCGGCGAGAAGCAGTTCAAGGGCCGCTTCACTCCGTTTGATCTGAAGTTCGAGCCCATTGAATCCTTCGATCCGAAGCACAGTACGAGGGCAGCACTGCGGACTGCTGATTCCCCGGCAATGAAGCCCCGCGCCGAGGACATCGAGGACACCGAGTAGCGCAGTGTTAGCAAATATTGCAGAAAGCTCGATCGGACCGGCGAGCGGCGGCGTTCCACCGCGATCTCCTCTGCACGAATATGCCCCCCTTGCTGCGCACCTCTCACCGGTTTCTCAGAGTTGGCATCGCACTGCCGGCTCCCTCCATTTCGGTATGAATATGACCCCCCTTAGGCGCGCCGGGAGTAGGAAAAACACGCGGGTGTGAGCCCCCGCGTCTTTGCCCTAGACGCAGGGTCCCCCGCTTTCCGGCCACCCCGACGCTTGCGGCCGGCGCAACAATGCCCGATCGGCGCGCATCACAGACACCCCCCTCGAAAACACGTCTCTGATGCACGTCAAATCCCGGAGAGCCGCGCCCCGCTTTGCTTCGAGGTCGACTGAGTCGGTCGACGTCTGCCCGCTCAGTGCAAAATGAGTTGGAGATTTGGAGATAAACGCCTGAATCGGCCGCAAAGCCTTATGGGGTAAGGCTTCATGTGTCTCCAAGCGATTTGGAGAACGCTGGAGATACTGGAGATAAACCGGGCTGGATTGTTACGGATGCGGCAAGATTCACGGCAACCGCCGGCCCGGTTCCGTCTGGAGCGGATCGCTCAAAGTAACTTTGACGCACGGGCCAAAAATGCCGCGCAAAGGAATGCCCGCCACCGCCCTCCCGGACGGCGGCGGCGTCTTTCACAGCTCAAGCGTGAAGATGGACGGCAGCACGCGATAGACCATGAACTTGCCGTGACCGGGGATGTACTCCTGCCGGTACGGATAGCCGTCGCTACGCGGCATCAGCACGCCCCGCTTCATCAGTGCCTTGGCGACGATCTTGTGATCGAAGCCGGCGCACACGTCCTTGCGAAACACGGCCGCTTCGATCAGGTATTCCGTCTCGACGCTTTCCGCATCGTCGGCGCTCATCTTGCCGCCGAACTCGGCGTAATACGCGCGATCGGAGGCGATCGGCGTGCGGCGCTCGTCGCGCTTCACGTGCTGCTTGAAACCCGCTCGATGCGGCACGTTCGGCCGATGGTCGTCCTGCGCCCGGTTCATCCACACGAAACGGTTGTCGCCGTGTGCGGCGAGGAAATGCTGTACCTGCCGCACGGCTTCCGCCTCGTCCGAGTTGCCCGTGCCGCCGCGTAGTTCGAGCCAGCCTTCGAAGCAGCGACGCGCAGCCTCGACCGCTTCGCCCTGCGGCCAGCCGGTCAGCCCGTGCGCCGTCGCCAGTTCGCCGGCCACCGCAACGAGACAGAACCGCTTGGCGACGCGCGCGACCTGCGAATGTGAGCCGTCCGGCACCCATTGCCCGACCAGCTCGTCGACGCGCATGCGCAGATGCTCGGCCAGCTCGCCGGCCTGCGACGACGCCCATTCGATGAAGGCCGGCCCCGCCGTGCCGTAGTGCATGCCGGCGTGCCGCTCTAGATGCTCGATCAGCGCGGCCGGCGTCGGGAAGCCGTGCAGCTTCTCCACGACGCCCATTTCGCCCACCTCGGCCGGGATCGCGGGCAAGCGCACCTCGATACCGCCTTTCATTGGCTTGTTGCCCTCGGCCGCCCGTCGACTTGCCCTTGGACGTCGTGCCGAGCAGGTGGAAGCCGCCCGACTGAAGCCCGGAGAAGTGCAGCAGCGGACCAGCGAAGGCGGTAGCGACGCAGAACAGCAGCCGGCTATTGCCGACGCAGTAGGCCGCGACCCCGCGTTGCCAGTCGTCCAGCGTGCCGCGTTCCTTGAACTGGCTCTGGATCGGCGTGTCGGCCTGATAGATCAGCGCCTCTTTGCCGGTGCCGATGACGCGATCGGGCAGCACGAACGCGCCGTGATGCCAGCCGACGCGCGGCACGCAGCGCACGCGCTCGTCCGGCTGCGCCATCTGCACGTAGTTCGCGATCTGCGTGCGGGCGATCTGCGTCACGCCGAGCTTCACGCCCATATCGAGCAGCATGCGGCGCAGCTCCGTGCCGTCGCCGGCAAAGAGGCCGGCCGGCACTGCCCATCGTTTCAGGATGCCGTCGCGATCGGTGAATTCGAGCAGGTGCCTGCTGTGTATATCCTGTCAATGGCACGAGGGAGGCAATCGATAGTAGGACGGCGGACGAACGAATTCTCATTCGGATGCGTGTGTTGAAGTTGTTTTAAGGCTTGGGGGCAAGGTGACCGGGAATCCAGACCCATTCCGTACCGCTCCATTTCCAGAAGCCCATCACCCACGTCATGGTCGACCATGAGGGAAGGACAGGCGACATCTCAGGTTTGGGAGGCGGGCGCGGTGGCGCGTCGGGCGGCACTGTTTCGCATGCTGCGAGCAAGGCAAGCATAGCGACCGACGCGATAAAAAATGTTGCTTTCAAAATAGCCACGTTTTGCCCCTCACGAAATCATTTCCATTTATCTTCGTCCAACCTCATTTGCTCATCAATATAAGCATCAGATTCTTTATCCAGCGGCTCATCAGCAGAAAGTTCAACGACTTCTTTGACCCCTTTAACGGGAAGCAATGAAGCTAATGCGTCATGATCAGAAATCTCTAAAAGCCCCCATTCAAGAAGTGCAGTTAAATATCCGCGCCACACAGACGCGACCTCGGTCGTAGGGCCTCGCCATTCCAATTGGCGCAGAATTCTGTTTCTTAATTCTTCTGCTGTCGGATATCCATTAATCATAGCTATCATTTCGGCAACCTCGGGACGTACACCGTCCCCTGTGAAGTAATAATGGTAATGCTTTGAATTTTTTCTCCAGATCCACTATCACGGCTCAATGCTCGACTAATTCCACGCGTTGCAATTTCTGGCGTCATGCCGGCCTGATTTCTAGCGTCGATAATAATGTCTGCCGATTGCCCGCGTGCGTCCATTGCCGTGCTCGAAATCGCCTTAGACAACCCATCGGAGTCCTGCTTGACCACGTTGGTCATCGTCTTGAGTTCGTACTTCTTTCCATCGATGAGGAAATCGCCAGACCGGCCAACGTTGCTCGACGGAATCACCTCGACAGTCCGACCGCCACTCACCATCTCGTTGATGAAACTCCTTTCGGCGCTGGTGAGGTTCTCCGTCGAACCGATCAGCTTGCCAGCGGCAGCAGCCCCAGCGCCCGCTACAGCCGCCCCCGTGCCGGCGGGCATCGCTCCGCCAGCAGCCAAGTCACCTACAGTGATCGCCGCCTGATTTCCGCAGAGTATCGGATTCGCAGCACAAGCCTTGATCGCTGCACCAATTGCCGTCGCAGCATCCGGAAACAAGGCCACGCCGCCCGTTACCAATGCGGCTACCGCTGCGGCAGAGGAAGTCAGCGTACTGTACTTTTCTTGTTGGGCCTTGTCACGATTGGCCGAATTCGCGACCGCTTGCGCAGACGGCACGTTCATGCCTACGCCGTTCGGATAATAGTTCGCGTACATCGCCACGTTGGCCTTTTGATCCGGGGTCGCATAGAACATATATCCGGGGCCACTGCTCCCGTCAGCAGGAAGCAACCCGTGCGCTTGATCCAGAAACGCGCTTGCGTTTTGATTCCATGCGCCGGGCGAACCGTTCTGCACCTGGCGATTGGCCTGCGCCGTCAGGTCGCTAATCGCTTGCTCAATCGTGATGCCCTGTTGCTTCGCATACCGTGCTGCGTTGTCGCTGATCCATTGCCGCTCGGTCGGATGCAACTGCCGGTTGTAAAGCTCGTTGTTCGCCGCCGCGCCCGCACCCGCGAGCGTGCCCGACGAACCGCCACCAGCCAGTGCGCCGCCCGCTGCGCCGCCGGCCGTCGCGACGACTTCGTTCAGCGCCTTGCGTGCGGCCGCCTGCGCGTCCAGCGGCAGTTGGCTAACGGCCTGATCGATGATCGGCTGCGCCAGCGATTGCAGCGCATCGCCTGCCAGCGAACCCGCCACCGCACCGCCGATGTTGCCACCCGACAAGGCCGCGCCGATCGCGGCCACCGCCGCATGCAGTGCATCGCGTCCTGCGCCGCCTTCGCCGAACAACGCCTTCATCTGCGGACTGCTGTTCTCAAGCTGCGTGGCCGCTTCCGCAACCGCGAACGTCGCTGCCTTGCCGAACGCCTGCGCGAACGCCAGATCGTTCTGTGTCTGCTGCAAGTTGAACGTGTTCTTAACCGTCTGGTTCGCGTTCGCCGTATCGCGCGACAAACCTGCCGTGCTGTCGGTGCCGTTCTGCTGGTCGGACTTAACGGTGATCGTTGCCGGACTCACCGCCGCCTTCGTCACACCGCTCGCACTGTCACCCGTATGCGCGAAGCTCGGGCCGCTCGAAGTCGAGAAACCTTCCGACGAAGCGGAATACGACATCGAATTCTGGATGTCCTTGAACCCGAGGCTGCCCGTCGTCAGCGTATTGCTTTCGGCAGGGGCGGCGCTCGCGATCTGCGCGCCGTTGAGCTGCGTATGGTTCGCGACGTTCACATCGAACCCGCCCTTGCCGGCGACGATACCGGTCTGCTGGTTCACCGACGCGTAGTTCGCATCGATGCCGGTATGCCCGATCGACACGTCGGCACCGCCGCCATAGCCGAACGTAAAGCTGCCGCTCGCACCCGCGCTATGCTGGTTGCTCGCGTAGTTCGACGTATCCTGAACGCTCGTCATCGTGAGGTTGCCGCCCACGTCGGCCTTCACCTTGTCGCCCGACACCTGCGCACCGGTCAGCGTCGTATCGCCGCCCGATTTCATCGTCAGCGTGTCACCCGCCGCGATGGTCGTGTTGGTCTGTGTCACGGCGCTGCCGTTGCCTTGACCGTGCGAGTTCGTGCCGTTCGCGAAGATGCTGATCCCGGTCTGCTTGCCGACGCCGATCCCGACGCCCGCGTTCCAACCCGACGAACTGTTCGAACTCGTGTCCCGCTCGGTGCTCTGCGCGCTTTGCAGCGTGATCGCGTTGTTCGCATCGAGCGCCACGTTCTTACCCAGCACCTTCGCGCCGGTCATCGTGATATCACCGGTTCCAGGCTGTGCGTTGCCGTTCGCGTCGGGCGTGCCCGTCGCGGTCACATGCACATTGCTGTTGCCAATGAGCGTCGAGTTCTTCGCCTGCGTGATCGAGGTCGTCTCGTTGCTGCTGCTGTGGCTCGATCCAATGCTCAGTTGAACCTGCACACCGTTCGCGGCTTCACTGACATTGCCGTTCGACAGAGCGGTTGCTGCATCCTTCAATCCGCCACGGCTCTGATAAGCCTGTTCGGCTGCTGCCACGCCTTGCACCGCGGCGAGGCGGGAATCGCCAGACTGCACGCCCTGACGAACCGTGCTCGCCATCGACTGACCAAGGCCCACCACGCCACCGTTCACGCCGACGCTCAGGCCCGACTGGCTGAAGTGCTGCGACTGCGCGTCGTTGTATGTGTCGTAGGCCGAGTTCACGACGACGTTCTGGCCGGTTACATCGAGGTTTTGACCGGCGACCACGGTACTACCGGTAATCGTTGCATCCTTGCCCGCACTGATCGATACGTTGCCGGACGATGCGCCCACAACGCTTGCGTTGTTCGTCACCTGCTTGGTCTGATCGGTGTTGCCCATCGAGCGACTACCGAAGGTCACGGACAGCCCGCCATTGGTCAGCAAGCCGCTTTCTTTCTTGTCGTAATATGACGACGACTGCACCGTGTCCTGCGACGTGGTGATATTCACGTTACGTGCCGCGTCAAGGTTCACATTGTCCGTGCCGACAATGTTGCTGCCCGTCACATTGATATCCCGGCCGCTCCCGATCGTCACCCCATCAGCCGAAATCGTGCTGCCTTGACTGTAGGTCGCGGTCTGGTCCGTGCCGCTTGCGACCTTCACGCCGCTGACCACGTTGCTATGGCTATGCGTTTCGTGCGATTCGAACGTATGCGTTTCGGTCGCCGCACCGACATTCACATCGCCCTTCGCCAGCAGGTCTGCATTGCCCTTGTCGAGGTTGATGGCACTGCCGCTGATCGTGATGTCCTTGCCCGACGCAAGCGTTATGGTGTCTCCGCCCTTAAGCATTGTTCCGGTAAGCGCCTGATCCGATGTGTGCAGTGTCTCGGCGTAACTGCCGTGACTATCACTACCCGAACTGTTGCTGTTCACCGCCGAGGTTGCACTCGCAGCGCCAAGCGTAACGGTACCCTTGGCCGCGATCGTGCCCCCCTGACCGAGATCGATCTGCGCACCTCTCGCAGTAACGTCCCCGCCGACGCCGATACTCGATTGCCCGCCGACCTTCACCGAGCTGCCAACTGCGTTGTTGATGTCCGTATTCGACACACCGTTCGCGCGCTGCACGATCTTGTGTTCGCCCGTCTGCACCGCACCCAAAATCCAATCGCCCCCGACATTCATACCGAGATTGCCGCCAACCGACAGGTTGCCCGCGTTCTGCTGGAAGTTGCCGCCCGTCTTGATCGCCGCATTACCCGTCACGTCGAGTTGGGCGGTCGGTCCGAGTGTCGTCGTGATACTTGTTGCGCCGTCGCGGCTGACCCGCTTGTCGGTCTTCACTGCGGTATCGAGAATCAGGTCGCCACCCGCATTCAGGTTCAGGCTACCGGCTTGCACCTTGGCCGACGTCAAATCGACATTCCCGGTCGTCGTCAACGACATCAGGCCGCCGCTCTGCAGCGCACCGAATGCGTTGTCGATCTGCTTGCCCTGGATCGACAGCGTGTTGTCCGCCTTCACCGTGCCGCTGTTCGTGAAGTTCTGTGCGTCCTTCAGGTCGATGTCGGTGGCCGTAATCAGCGGACCGTTGATATTCTGCTGATTGGCCTTCGCGAGATACACGACCGGCACCAGCACCGACTGCCCGTCAACCACGCGCGTCTCCATCACGACCACGTTGCTCGTGAGCTGCGACACCTGCTCGGCCGACAGGCTCGCGCCCAACGGCAGGTTGAGTGACTTCTCCAGCGAAGCACCTGCCGCCATCAGCGACTGGTACATCGACTGGAGATCCGTGTACGGACCGAGCACCGCACGGCCCGTCAGCGACGTGACCTGATTACGGATAAGTTGCTGCTCGTAGAAGCCGTCACCCAGCCTCTTCGGAATGTGGGTAAGGTCGACACCGATCTGACCGAAGAAGTAGTCGCTCGAAATGAAACTCTTCTGGTTCGTGAACGCCGGGTTCGTCTCGATCACGTAGCTCGCGTTCGGCGACGGATTCGGTTTGAACAAGCCGCCCTGCGGAATCGTCAGGTTGTTCAGCACGTTCAACGCGGTCGCGCTGGCGATGACCGGATCGATCGTGGTCACACCACCATGCACCGCCGACGCACCCGACTTCGTGCCGCTCGCGCTACCGCTCAGTCCACCGATCGTCAGGCCGGGTACGGCTTGCCCGGGCAGCAAGCCCAGCGACGGGATCGACGCGTTGCCCGCCGTGTTGTTGATGCTCACGCCGGTTCCGGAAATCGTCCCGTTCGAACCCAAGGTCGAATCGTAGCTCGGCAGCGAGTACTGCTTGACCGATGCCGGCGCCGCCTGCGTATAGCCACCCGGACGGCTCGTCACGAACGGCGCATTGCCGAACGGCAATTGCCAATCGTGCTCGGTGTTGTCATAGTTGTTGTAGTGATACTGCCCGGAATACGAGACAGTCACGCTCGGTGCCTGTTGTCCGGTGGCAGCCCACCCGTTGGCATCGTAGCTCTTCGGCATCTGGACATTGCCAACGGCCGCGATGCTGCTCCAGTAGTTTTGCAGGCTGGCGACCGTTGATGCATTGATACTGCCGCCCGACACGATTTGCGCAGCCGGGCTGATGCTGGTCACGGTCGTCGCGGTCGCGCTATCCGCGTAGTAGGTCGTATATTGATACGTACTGTTCCACTGGCCGCCGTGGGGCGGATCGGTATACACGCCGCCGATGCTCGTCGGGTCCTTAACACCGACCTGCCCCGTTTGGCCCTTGATCGGTACGCCGAACGGCGCCAGCGTCGCGGGATCGACCGAGCCCGTCGAAGTCGTCATCACGCGACGCGTGTTCGTGATCTTGTCGGCATGCAATTCCATGTCGCCGCCGGACTGGATCAACGCCGACGAGTTGTTGATCAGGGCCGCGTTCGTGTACTTGCCGCTGGCGTCCTTGCCACCGGCCAATACAACCTTGCCCATCCCGAAGATGGCCGTCGTCGCCATCGAATCAGTCGCCGCAGTGTCGTCGCGGTTCTCGATGTCGTTCGCGAGAATTTCAAGCGCGCCGTTGCTGTCCGACGCGCCAATCAGCGCGGTCGGACCGACGTTCGCTACCGTGCCCGTTGCGTTGAGCGACACGCTGCCGCCCACGATCGCACCCGTGTTGGTCAGATTGCCCGATTGCGTATGCAGCAACCCACCGGCTGACAGTGCGCCCGAGTTGACGATGTTGCCCGCGTTGACGTTCAGGTTGTTGACCGATTGCACGTTGCCGCTATTGTCGAACGTGCCAGGCAACGCGAACGCAAGATCGTGACCGACGTTGAACTGGTAGTCGGGCGTCACCGAGAAATCACCCTGCAGATTCACGTTGGCATCGTGCGCTGCACTGTACGTGCCGCCGCCCTGGAGCGTCGGAGCCGTTACTGTCAGGTCATGCGTGGAGCTGATCTGCCCGTTCGTGTTCGTGACCGTGCCGCTCGTCGTCACGTCCACGTTGCCACTCGAGTTCGTGACGTTGCCGATTTGCCCGCCACTGTTGTCCAGGGTCGTCCCTTGAACGTGGAGGCTTGCGCCGCTCAGTTGGCCGCCCTGGGTGTTGGAAATCGACGTCGCGCTGACCGTCACGTCACCGTTACCGGTGATCGCGCCCATGCCGGACACGCCGCCCGCGTGGCTGTTGGTGATCTGGCTGCCGCCCTGCACGGTCATCTTGCCGGCGCCGAGGTCGGCAATCGAGCCGTCAGCATTGTTAACCGATGCCGACTGGATGCTGAGTGTGCTCGTATCGCCCGCCGTCTGCTGGCCGGCCTGAATATGTCCACCCTGGTTCACCAGCGCGCCGCCGTTCGTCAGCGACAGTGACGTTCCGGCACGCACCAGCCCCTGCGAGTTTTTTACGTCGCCCGCGATCGCCCCGGTGATGCTGCCCTGTGCGGCGAGGATACCGCCCGAGTTGTCCCAACTGCTCGCGTCAACCACCGCTTGGCCCTTGGTGACGATGGTGCCGCCTGCATTGTTCAGCGCGCTCGCGCCGTTGCCGGGCTCAATCGTCAGCGTGCCCGTGCCGGCATGCGTGATCGTGCCGCCCGCATTGTTCAATTGGGCCGGAGTCAGCGTGAGGTCCGTGCTGTTGGTCTGAATCACGCCGCCCGCGGAGTTGTCCAGCGTGCCGCTCACATTGACGCCCATCACGGACGATCCAAACTGCGTGATCGTCCCGCCATGGTTCGTCAGGTTCGGCGCGGTCAACGCGAGCTGGTTCGCTTCGAGCGTGCCGCCGCTGTTGTCGAGCGTCGAATCGGCGGTGACGGATAGGTTCGGCGCAACCATCGAGCCGCCTTGATTCGTCATCGAGCCCGTATGGATCGTTGCATTCGTGCTCGCGCCGATCTGTCCGCCGTCATTCGTCAGCGTGCCGCTGGTGATGCCGAGATCCGTATTCGAAAGCAGCTTGCCGTTCGTGTTGTTCAACACGCCACTCACTGCGGCCGTCAGCCCGGATTGGGCATTGATCGAACCCGACGTGTTGTTCAGCGAACCGCTTTGGGCCGAGATATGTCCATTGCTGGCGATCGTGCCACCGACGTTCGACACCGAACCCGCCCCATTGCCGAGCGTCAGCGTACCGGTGCCGGCGTGCGTGATCGTGCCGCCGTCATTCACCAGCGCTGCGGGAGCCAACGTCAGATCGGCGCTGTTGGTCTGCAGCGTGCCACCGCGCGAGTTGTCGAGCGTGCCCGTGACATTGACGGCCATCGCGCCGTTCCCGGTCTGCGTGATCGTGCCGCCGTGGTTCACCACGTTGGTAGCGGTCAACGAAACCTGGTCCGCCTGCACGGTACCGGAACTGTTGTCGAGTGTCGTGCCCGTCAGCGCCGCCGTTTGGCCGACGATGCTGCCGCCGCCATTGGCGAGGTGTGTGCCGGCATCGACCGTCACACCCTGCGCGGCTTGGAGCGCCCCGCCGCTGTTGTCGACCGATTGTCCAGAAACGTGGAGATTGGTATTGGACGTAATCGTCGCGTGGTTCGCGATATTGCCGCCTTGGACGGTCACATCGCCGTTGCCGCCGATCACACCGCCTTGTGCGCCGTTCGCGGTCGTGCCTGCCACGTTCGTGAGCTGGCCAGTTGCCGTCAGCACCATCCCATCGGTATTGAGCGACGTGATGCGGCCGGCCGTGTTGTCGATCGTCACGCCGTCGACAGTCGCGTGGCCGGCGCTCTGGATCGTGCCCTGGTTGTTCGCGACGGTACCGCCGCGCAGCGCGATTGTGCTTTCCGACACGAGCACACCGGCCTGATTGGCGATCTGCCCGGCGGCTGTCACGGACAACGGACCTTGTGACGACACATTGCCGCTCTGGTTCGATACGTTGCCGCCCGTCAGCGTCGTACTGCCGCCGCTCGTCAGGTTGCCGTGGTCATTGATGACCGTGCCCGCGGCATTCGCCGTGACGGCCCCCTGAGCACTCGTCGTCGCGTTCGTGAGATTCACGTCGCCAGCCGTCGCGCTCAGCGACAGGCTGCCGTTCGCGGCCGTCGTGCTGCCAGCGAGGCTCACGCCGGCGCCGGTCGCCGAGACGTTGCCGCCCGCGACGTTCTTGCCGGTCGCGTTCAACTGGCCCGCCGTCGTCAGTTGCAGATCGCCGGCTTGCGTGACGGTACCGTCACTGTTCACACCCGCACCCAGCAAGCCCGTCGCATTCAGCGAACCCGCCGTCACGCCGACGTTATGCTGCGCGGCGAGCGTACCGGTATTCGCCACGTCCGCGCCGGTGTTGAGCGACACCGACTGCTGAGCGTAGGTCGTACCGCTATTCTCGATCCCGCCCGCAGCCGATACTGCAACGTTCCCGACCGAACTGATCTTGCCCGCCTGCACCAGGCGGCCGTCCGTCGTCAACGTCAGGCCCATCGCATCGGCCGCGATCGTCCCTGCATTGCGGACCCCGACGCCCCCTTCGGTCCCCACCAGAAAAATTCGATTACTGTACATACCGCCCAATTGACCCACGTCAATTGCAACGGCCGGAGCCGGACCATCCCCCTGAATACGGGTCGCCTGGAGCGTCTCGTGATTGACCTGATTGGCCCCAGCGACCACGTTCAGATTCGACGCATAGATGGCTGCATTGGCCTGTACGGCTCTGGAAATGAGGTCGACCTGATCCACATTCGTGGCGGTCAGGCCCGCGCCTTGCACTGTGATCAGGCCACGCGTCACGTTGAAGCCCGCCAGCGAGCCGTCCGCATTCAGATTCGGCGTGCCAGTCGTCAGGATTGCGCGCGAGGTGTTGATAAAGCCGCCACCATCGACCACCAACCCCGACGAATTCGAAATAATCATCTCGGCGCGCTGGCCGGCGATCTCGACATAACCTTTCAGCTGTGAAGGGTTGTTGCTGTTGACCTGATTGATGATGATCCTGGCCGCACCGTTCGGACTAAGGTTCGGGTTGCCGTTGATATACCCAGCCTGCTGTGTGTTCGTCAGCGTAGGTGAGTTATTGACGATAACGCCTTGTTTGGGCACGTCGAACTGCGAATAGGTGTTCAGCGACACGCCCGCGCCGCTCGGCTTGGTAATGTTGACTTGCTGGAGACCGTTTTGCGTCTGGATGACTGACGGTGCGTTGGCACCGGCGCCCACGACCTGAGCGCTCGCCCACATCGGTGTAACGCCGGCCGCAATCAGCACCGCGAACGCGGCATGACGCAAGGCGAAGCTCGCCAAAGCGCTCAATGCGCGATTGGCAACGGAGCGCGGTGCCTCTCCCTTGCTGACTTTCCCCGTTGCATGAGCGGTCTCCTCGGCCGCTACCAGCATGCCGCGCACGCGGCTGAACACCAGACGATATTGGTTCTTATTCATGGATACGGCAAACGCTTTTTTAGACGTCAAGCAGATGGATCGGAACGCCTTGCACAAGTACAGGGACGCTCTCTAACGTCGAACGCAACGCTGCCGAAGATTCTCAATTTTTCTTGACTTGAGATTGCGGTGGAATAGCGGCCCCTCACGCCGCAATCTACCGAAACGCTTTCCCGCACACTGTCAGGGATTGCAAGACGCGAACGAATACCGGGCGAACGATGACTGTGCGCTTGCCACCAATACTGTCGGGTCGGGTCGGGTCAAATTCGCTCAGTTAATAGATACTTCGACCCGTCTAAACATTTTTCTCGCCCACAAATAACCATAAACTTAACAACACCCTGATCCACCATGGATTGATCGAAGAAAGAAGCGCTCGGCCGCCGTGTCTGACCAGGTAGGGCGTCATGTGTCACGCCCCTCGCGCCGATACCGATCCACGCGATAAAGCGCGGATCAGTAACGTCATTTATAAGCGCCGGAATTTGCGCGTAGCAGCAACGCGTGATGCTCAAAAAAACTTGCACCATCAATCAGTCACATTATGACGTTGAGATTATTTTTATTTAACAATTTCTTCCTTATTTAAAAAAATTTAACCAAACAATGTGACAAAGTTCCCTCGCATATCAGGACGCAGTGCATCGACCGCCCATGTCGCTAATACGCAACGCACTGCGAGTCGGTTGCGCAGTGTTGATGTGTTGACGCGTATCCGTGGGCATTCCGTACACGTGGGATATTTGGGCCGTAGATCGCCTGGCGGATTCTGGAGCCGACAAGCTCGGGGGCTCGGCGCGGTGAAAGCAACATTGGCGTCCAACACCGGACCACGCACGTCACGTGACCTGCTCGTCTGCGTTTGCCGGTATCAGCGCCTTCACCGCGACAATCGTCCGGAGTTGCTTCAGGTAGCATATCAATCGTGATCCTTCAACTACACGCAGAAGCTGGCCAGACACGCCGTGGCAGCCCATACTGTCGAAGAAAGTCCGCCCAAAATGACCGCAACACGCTTTGTGCAAGGTTCTTTCCGCACCGCCAACATCCAGACCCAAGTGCAAGTCGACGCTGCTCAATCATTCCCACTTAAAGCCGATTGCATATCGGCTAGGGCGCGAAGAGGCCGACGCTCCAAGTTAAAGGTGTCGATATATTGAGTATCAGGTCGCCAGTCAGAGCGCATCAACCTCTTGGTAACGCCTTCCGTCACTCGCCACAGCGGGTGAATTACTACAACGTGCCCATTAATCGCTCCGTCTACAGTCCTGACGGTAAGCGATGGCAATCCTGATGCGCTGAGACATTCGTATGAGAGCGTGGCACGCCGCATCTCCGCAACCTCTCTGGAGCCAAGCCTGACAAACTCACAGACAGCGACGGGATGCTTTTGCTCGTGCCGCCGAGCGGCGCGACGTACTGGACGGAGCGGGCCCAACCTCGTCTATTTCAACGAAGTCGACAAGGGTGGCCACTTCGCCGCGCGGCATTCCGTACGCCGTGCTAGACCGGCAGCGGCCCGTCACGCCCTATCCGCACCGGTTTCGCGTTCCGTCGCGACACGCGCGCGACGGAACGCGCCGGCCAAGCGCGCGGCCCGCGTCGCGGACGCAGCCGCTATCGCGCCGCACGCGAACCGATGCGCCGCCCGCATGCGTCCTTCCACTCACTTCCAGTTCGGATCCTGCTTCAACTGATCCTGCAGATACGTTTTCATCCGCTCATCCGGCTTGCCGAACCAGCGAAAGCTCGCATACTTGCTCGGCGCGTCGTACGCGCCCGGCGTCTGCGGCAACGTCACGAGCATGCCCCACATCCGGTGCGAATCCTCGTCGATCACGCCGTAGAACTGATTGGCCGCGCAATCGTGCGGCTTGCACATCCATCCCACCAGATACGACGCGCCCTCGACCTGCTCGCGCCGGTAGGGCGAGCTGACCCGGTTGTCGCTCTTGAGCCAGCCCGGCACACGCTTCTCGCTCGAAATCATCCGTTTCCACTCGGCGCGATGCGCGCTCTGGGCGATGGCTTCGGAAAAGGTGGGCGCCGGCTCGTCAGCGGCCACCGCCGCGCCCGCGATGCCGGCGATCGTCACGGCAAGCGCCGCGCGTCGAATGGACGAAGGAAAGAATGAACGGATCAT